GCGACGAAGAGGGACCACCCCCCTCCCCCTCCCCCCGGTCATGTTCCAGGATCTCAGAACGAGTCCACCCGAGCTCGTCCGGGAACACCAGCCGGAAGAGCACCTCGACCGACCGACGGCTCTCTTCGCCCAGATGGTAGAGGCGCACGCGCCCGTCCGTCACCGCACAGGGCTCATACTCCCCACCGCGCCCGAGACGCCACAGGGTCTTGTCCTGGCGCATGAGGTACTTACCCCCATACCCCGGTACCACCCGCACCGGACCGGATCCGACAATCACCTTACCCTTCTTCATGATCCACCTCCACCTCCAGTACCTTGTACAGGTAATCCAGTCCGACTGTCTTACACGAGTTGACCTTCAAGGAGCGCAGGCCGATGACATGATGGTCCTGATAGTACCCTCTCACGACCACACACGGCTCGTCGTTGTACTCCACGATGTCGCCGTCCTTGAGGCAGGCAATTGGCTCTCGAACGTCCCCCAGCGTCTCGGCCAGAAGTTTCGTGTCGCGCTTTGCTGTGATGGTCATACCACTCGAAGGGTCATTTTCGTGCGTGAGTACTACGACCACATGGGCCTCAGCATTGCCCTTGTCCCAGTGATGGAAGCTGACCCGGAAACGCTCCCCGTTGAGCAACACGACGTCAGACTCTCTAAGGAACACGATTCGGCGGTTTACGACTTGCGTTTGTGTTTTTGCTACGAATTTCATGCGAAGCTCCAACCTTGTTTGAAGGCCTTACGGGACTGAAGCAGGCGCTTCCAGATGATGAGTAATATGAAAATGAGAACTGCAATGGACACTGGTATCAGCATGGGCGACAGTACCCACAACCACGACCAGGCGATATACCCTGTTAGCTTCAGGACGATGAACACCAATGTGAGCACTGGTAGAAACGGAAAGCCGCTCGATGTGACAACGGTTTTTGACTTACTCATTAGCCCTCCTCAAGGCTGCGTCGCACATAATCCAAGAGTGTCTGGGCCTCAGTGCGTGTGTCGAAGTGAAAGAAGTAGTCCTCGTACTTGGTATGTACTACGACCATGTGTGTCTTGTCGCACGATTCCAGCGCCACGCGGCGCACACTCGTCTTGCGAATGAGGTACTCGCTGTGTTTGACATCGGCGTACGTGTAGCAAAGTTTCAGGTATTTCATGGTACCCTCACAGCGGTCCAGCGGTCCTGCTCAAAGAAGCGGCTGTCGTCATAACGTACGCGCCACCTACCCTCCCGGGTGATGGCCTCAAGATGGCCGTCCGAGGCCTCGTACCAACTGTCGATCCGGGGACTATCTCCTCCGGCCCATGCGGGGCGCTTCTCCTCGCCTGGAGCTTTTTCGTGCATGTTATTCATGGTTGCTGCTCTCATTTTGCTCTCCGTACCGTCAAGGTAGGGTCCATATGGTGAAGTTCAAATTTGTCGTCGAGCGCATAAGTAGTTGCGGTGGCAGACTTCAGACGAGTATACACGTCCCCGTTCCGATCGTAGAAGCGCTCGCCGGGTTTCAAGTCAGAGATGCGACACGTTTCGGCGCGCTCCATTCCCTTCTGGAGTCCTGCAAGGAAGTCGATGAGTTCCTGGACGTCCCGCGAGTGCTTAACCTCTATGAACGCCACCTCATTCGCATCTTCAAACATAAGTTGAATGCCAGTATCAAATCCGGTGGTTTGTCGATAACACACACTGCAGCTATTTGGCAGTTTTAGTTCTTCTCGTTCGATTTTTTCATACATGTCAGTTCTCCTTGGTCTGTTCGCCACATGGGAGTGGGAGCTCTCCTTCCTCAAGAGGCACGTTCCAGCACATCAGAAGGCTGGGTATTTCTGTGATGTACCGCATGTGTGCCTGTGCGAGAATACTGGCGACCACATCCATATCCAGTCCGAGGGAGTTGGCGTTAGACACCATGCTCGCGGCGATCTTCATGGATGGCCAGTTGCCCGGGCAGGACTTAAGAGGAATCGCCGGCACGAATACGCCCTCCCGATCCTCATAGGCGATGGCTCCTTCGCGTGCCACCAGCAGTAGTAGTATTCGTCGTTCTTCTCGTGTCATTGTAGCCTCCATTGGCGACGCACCATTGCGTTCTGGAACTCTTCGTCCACAAGAGCCACCTTAGAGCGTACAGTTCGAGGCGTCAAGTTCAAAAATTCACCAATTGCATCAATGCTCCAAGAATCGACTCCACCAACGATTCCCCGACGATAGAGAGCCCAGGAGCGCCAGTTGTCCCGGCCGACGATCTCGTAGACCTCCACGAAGATAGCGTCGACGATATGAAGCATCTCCACTGCCCAGATGGCCTTTGGAGTACTGGGCACGCGCCCCGAGCTCCCGCTGCCGCCCGCAGCCTCGTAGTCGATAGCACCAATGCCCCCACTCGCCACGATCTCGGCCAGGATCGCTCGGACCTGAAGGATACGCTTCGCCACGCCCGAGGCACTCGACCCCCAGTCGACCTGCCCATCGAATCCTTCGTCAATACGACGATCCCCTCCCAAAAATACTACTTCGTTGTGCTGCATTCCATCGCTCCACGTTACAGGTTACGCGCGAGAAGATAACATTGAGATTCTGCGAAGTCAAGCAAGGCCTCACCGTCACACCGTCGGGAGGGAGTCTGTGAGCTGTGTGAGCTGGACGTTTTTGAGGAGCTCACAGGGGCGCACGGGCTGAGGTTCAATGAATTCGCGGTTTTTTGAGGTTCGGGGTGCTCCTTGTGCACGTGAGCTCATTTTTCCAGATTTGCTATAGGATATTTTTTTTATATTTTTTTTCTCTATATTAAACTTAAAAAAAGAGCTCACAAGCTCACAAAGGGTCTGAGAGGCGCATAGAATCTAGTCGAAACCTTGTGAGCTCATTTTTTTCTAAAAGTCACAGAGCTCACAGAACCCGGACTATTTTGAGCTAAGTACTTGAATTCGTTACGTTGTGCCTAAAAAGCACAGAGCTCACAGAACCCGGACGGAGGACGTAAGTGCTTGATTCTGCGTGGGTCGCAACCTTCCGCGAATGCCACTTGACGCCTTCGACACATTGGCGTACCTTCACAATCCCTGAAAAACGACGGAGTTTTACATGACAGAAGAAAAAAACAGCTCACAAGCGCACAAGACTGAAGTCCTCATTGTACCCCATCTCTATGTACGTGCGTGGACGGGTGCCCCTGTTGACAACCGAACGAGCAACGAGATATTTATTGGGACGAAGGCGGTGCCTCTCCTGGAGCGTATGTCGCTCTACTCCGCGCTTGAGACACACTTCCGCGATCCTGATACCTGTATTGTAGGCTACTGCCCCTCGAACGATGAGGACATCACGTATCCTCGACTTCATTCCAGCGCCGTGGTGAACTACTCCTCCTCCTGGGACTCAACTGACCCTAAGCTAACGTGTCTTCTGATTGACATCGATTACCTGAATCACGAACCACCTCACGAGGGATGGGAGCAGGAGATCCTCTCCAAACTCACCGGGGAGTTTGCCTCAGCCTGCGCGTGGTATCGAACGCCACATGGGCTCCGTCTCGTGTACGCACTGGCGCGCCCTATCCCTCTACCACTCGCAGGCTCCTTCCTGTCGCAGGCACACACCGCGCTCCAGGCCATGGGCATTCCAACGGACTCAGGCACCGTCGACTGGACTCGACTCTTCCGTGCCCCTCGAGCGGGTGGACGTACGTACCCAATGGATCTCTCGGCGCTTCGTGACGGTGTGGTACTCCACTGGATGCCGGAGCATCTGGAGGAGACAACGGCCTCGGCAATTGGCTCGGCAGCGCCTCGTACACTCTCGGAGGCGATCACTCACGTAGAGGACTACAAGATCACCAAGGCAGACTTGAAGAACCTTGCGAAGACGTCCCCCGACCTCGCCGACCAGCTCTACCATGGCACCTTGACCTGCCTTGTGGGCGAGCGGCACAAAACACTCCTGGAGGCATCCCTGCGCATTGTGACCGCGTACGCCTCGAACGATCCCCTGATCCCCTACCGTCTCATCGTGAAAGCCGCGAAGAAGCTCGGCAAGCAGGAAGCGGAAGTCTGGCGCATTTGTGAATGGGCGGCGGCGGCCTATGACGGCTTCCAGACGAACGACAAAGAGGAGCGGCGCACAGCACTCCAGCGAGCAGCGAAGGCTATGAATGTGCCTGTGCATGATGTGGCTCGTCGGCTCATCGTCGACCTGGGCTCCGAGCAGTTCGTGTGGGATGAAGGTCGCGAGCGTTATGCGTCGGGCTGCTCCCATCAGCATCAGGTGCTCACAACGGCAGACCAGCTCTGTCCTACTCTCCTGAGCGACTGGTATTCTTCGTTCGCAGAGATCATGCGTGCGCACAGTACGAAGGCGAACCGTCTGGTCTACACGTACATCCCAGAGCAGGGCGGCTTCGATCCCAACACGGAGACAATGTATGTGCCTGTTTGTCGTCCAGACGCGGCGCTCACTCCGAAGTACGATCCCGATATTCAGGGGTGGCTCGAGGCACTCTTCGGTGTGGATTCAGAGTACTATGAGTCGGTCATGGACTGGCTGGCTGCGCTCCCTCAGCTCGACATGCCTGTATGCGCCCTGTACATCGACGGGCCTCGGTCGGTAGGTAAGGGCCTGCTCACGTATGGCCTCGCACGCCTGTGGTCACGGGAATGTCGCACTGTGCCTTACGAGGAGCTCCTCGAGGACTTCAACGAAACGCTCACACAAAGTCCCCTGGTGTATGCCGACGAGAAAGTCCCTCATGGGAAGCAGCAGGACTCGAGCGTCTTCCGCCGGATGGTAGGAAACTCGAGCTTCCGCGTGAACCTGAAGCATCGTTCGGCGGCCATCGTCGAGGGGTATCCTCGGATCATCATCACAGCGAACAATTCTGAGGCTCTCACGTTCCGGGAGGATCTCGACCCGAACGACATCGACGCGCTCCGTCTGCGCCTTGGATACGTGAAGGTGGGTCCTGGTGGCGAGAAGTACCTCATCGACCTAGCGAAGAAGAGGGGAGCTCCCTCAGCGCGCAGTATGGCGGATCGCTGGAGATCGGACGGCCTGATCGCCCGACACATCCTGTGGCTCGCACAGCACCGCGAGTTCACTCCGGGCTCACGCTTCCTTGTAGAGGGATGGGACAGCCCGCTCATCAAACACCTGCCAAGTACGGTGGGATCGGCAGGACTGATCATCGATGCGGCTGTGTCAGCTATCCTCTCAGGACGTCAGTGGGAGTCCGTGCGCTGGTTCGACAATCACGTCTTCATCAATAACCCGGCACTGGCGGCCGAATGGGAGCAGTTGATGCCGGGTGACCGTGTGCCCTTGAGTAATGGACGTATGAAGGCGCTTCGCTCGCTCTCAGGAGGAGAGACACGTCGTCTAGATGTGGACACTTATGGGGCCCAGCGCACCCAGCGCATGTACTGGCAGATCCCCGCCTCGGTCATTGCGGAAGCGGCAAAAGACAGAGCTTTGGCAGAATACGATTTTATTATTGACAACTGTGCAAGAGAGCGCGAAGATGCCCGAACAACAGAAGAACACTCTGAGTATGTGTTCAAACTCTAACGATAAAGGAGAGCATATGTGTCTACCAGAATGGGAAACCGAGCCAGACGACCTCACATTTGAGTTCCATGGTTTCCGTTGTCGAGTGTTTCGTCAATCCTACGGTCATCTATGCGGCTACCTCGCCATCCCGGAGGATCATCCCTGGCGGTCGGCAGACGGTCCCTGGCAGAAGGGGTTCTGGAAGTTGAACACTATCGGCGTGGAGGTACATGGAGGAATCACGTTCTCGGGCTGGCTCGTAGATGAAGATCCGAACCAATTTTGGGTCGGATTCGATTGTGCCCACAGCAACGACTTCGTGCCTGAAATGCCATGGGGCGTACTTGGCGGTGGACTCGAGTACAGAAACGTGGCATTTGTCAAAAACGAACTTCAGAAACTCGCGCTTCAGGCGCTCAACGCAGGTAAGAACTAATGCAAGTCACAATCACAAAAGCCTTCGGCTACCATACTGTTGAAGCAGTCTCCTCCGACTACGAATCCGATGGTCTGATCGAGGCACAGGTCATCCACAAGGTCGGCAACGATGTCAAAATGGGAGGCATCACCTTGCTCCCGGAGCACATCTCGCAGCCCAAATTCAACCGCTACGAGAAGGCGGTGTTGGGCGCGCTGTACCAATTCGTCACCAAGTCGAAAAAAGAGCTGGACTTCTGTCAGAGCTGTGGATATGTTGACTCCCACCTCGTGAAGTGTTTTTCATGTGGCGAATCGAAATACTTTGGAACTGTCATCATCGACGAAAAGGAAGTAGTATGACCACCCTCGGAACCTACATCGTAGAACAGCGTAAGCACATCAACATGACCCAGGGCAAACTCTCCGCTGCGAGCGGCTGCCCGGACTCCACACTCCGTATGTATGAGAAGGACGAGTCGGTTCCGGACATCGTGAAGACTATGCGTATCGCGGAGGCCCTCGGGCTCGATATTCAGGACTTCGCGGACGCCCTGTCGAAGCAGCGGCCGTCGACGGACACACTTCCGGTCTTCGGGACCGCGGATCGATTCGACGCTGTGAAGTTCGGCGAGAGCCTGAAGGGCTACCGTGTCCTCGAGGAAATACCACTGGCCGACGCCGCACACGAGATTGGAGTCGCCACCAGCACGCTGGCTTCGTGGGAGAAGGGAAAGCATTTGCCTACCCTGCTTCAGGTGATCGACCTTGCGGAAGCGTACGACGTAACAGTAGCAGACCTGATTGAAGGAGCATTCTATGAGTAAGAAACGACGCATCAACGCACCGGGCCCTCTTCTGATCGGACTGTGCGGGGCTCGAGGAGCAGGGAAGACCACGACAGCGAAGGCTATCTGTGATCGCTATGTGGGTTGGAGGCGGATGTCCTTCGCGGACCCTCTGCGTGAGGCAGGCTGGGAGCTGTTGCGCAACGAGGCTGTTCGTGACCCGCTGGTCAAGATGTACCTTCAGACCACGGCAGATCCCTTCGGGCATGGAGCTAAGGATCTCCCGATTCCTGGTATGGAAGTCACACCTCGCGACATCCTCATTGAGCTGGGGGAGTACGAGCGTAGCCGCGACCCATTCCACTGGATCAACAAGCTCCGTGACAGCATCATGGCGTGTCCTGATCATGTGGTCATCGACGACGTGCGCTTCGAGGCTGAGTACTACACCATTCTGAAGTCGTGGACGTGGGGACGTACCATATACCAGATCGGGGACGAGCCTCCGGATGGCGAGCCGTACTACGGGGCATCCATCGACGTGATCTCCCGACGAGAGATTGAATGCATGGCAGGCATCGTGGTATCCCAGGCGCTCGCCACCAACATGATGAGGAAGATATGATGTCAGGAGCACAGTCAGTGGTTGAAGCTCGTCTGCGAGCACGAAAACTAGAGGGGCCCATTTCGCTCGCCGAGGCGTATGCGTGGATGGAGCAGTGGGAAGACGCAGGTGCGGGGTATGCGTCGTTCAGGGTCAATGACGAAGAGGTACACTATCTCGAGGATGCTGCGGAGGAGCTGGGAGACACCATAGAAGCGGAGTTCTACTACGCGGTCCCGTTCGACGCCATGAACGTCCTAGAGCACTACTTCGACGAGGATCTAGACAGGATCGACCAGATACCTGAAGACGCAATCGAGCAGCTCCAGGAGGCATTAGATACGGTGGTCCGGCGCGCTCGGATGTATGAAACGGCAATAGGCATCAAAATAGCCTTGACACCCGAAGATCGGCAATACTATAAAGGCGATGACGAATAGGAGGCAAAGAAGATGCGAACTCGGCAGCAGATTGAAGACTGCTTCATCATAGACCAATGGGACCAGCCGTATCCGTGTAGGCGATGCGGCCATCTCCACTATAACGGGTGCTTGACACCCGAAGAGGCACCAATTCTTCGCGACATCATAAAGCAAAAAGCCACCGAACTTGCGGAGTCGAACGGGCTATACAATGACCTTAAACAACTGAAACGAGACAACGCACGCAACCCATATATCCGAGGTACAAGATGAGCTGGCATACCCCTGGTGACTATGATGACTACGACTACTACTCAGACGAGCGAGGCAGTGATGACAACTGGAGGTGTGTGAAAGACCGCACCATCGAGCGTGAGACGGCCATGGCCTATCTGGACTCGGAGGGATATTGGTGGCCAAAGAGTCAATCGTTCCTTGACGAAGACGGTACACTCATTGTAAGTGAGTGGATCTGGGAGCAGAAGCAAAAAGAGCCGAAGAAACCAAAACCGAAGTCAGCCGACGCAGATGTCGAGTGGCCCTTTTAAGGAAGAAGTGATGAATCGAGTATCCTCAACAAGTATCGGCGCGTACGTCCAGTGCCCTCGGAAATTCTGGTACCGCTATCGCGACGAGAATCCCTTGGAGCAGGCACAGAACGAGGCCATGGCCGTAGGTACGGTGTTCCATGCGTTCATGGAGTTTCGCGCGAGCAAGGGCCGATGGCCTACTGACGGCGAGTTCGCCGCAATGAAAGGGAGCTATGATGATCCGATTGAGTCAGTCCGTAAGTTCCCAAAGTCAAAAGAGCAAGGTTTCCACATGGCACAGTACGTCCTTCGGGAGCATCCAGAAATTCTGGATGTATTCACAACCGAAGGTGTCGAACTCGAGAAGCCCCTTGATGACTTCGGCCTCGTGTTGGACGGCGATGTCGTCGCCAGTGGGTACATCGACGTGTACATTCCTGCCACACATACCATTCGCGACTACAAGACGCGAGGGTCTATGCGATTCACGCTGCGCACCGATGAGGACTTCCGCGCTGATGTCCAGCAGTCGTACTATGCTGCTGTGGTCGCCCGCGCGACAGGTTGGGATCACATCCATGTCGAGCACGTTAATGTCCTCCGACCTCCCAACGAAGGCGTCGAAGTCATCGGAGTAGACTTGCCGATTCCTTACCTGCGCATGGTGTGGGAAGATCTCGACAAAAAGGTTGTTCCTGCGATGAAGGCGCTCGCTAGCACCAAGTGTGAGGAGGACGTTCCTGTAAATCGAGGAGCGTGCTGGAACTACGGGCAATGTCAGTTCTACGGCATCTGCGGACAGACTCGCGAAGAGAAGGAAGAAGATCCCTTCGCGGCATTCAAGAACACAACGGAAGAAGAAGACCCCTTCGCGTTCTTCTGAGGAGACATCATGGACTACGCTTTTCGACTACACAACCGCACGCCGTGCCCTGACCGCTACTGGAACGTGAAGGACGTTCTGGGGTTCCTGCGGAGCCATCCAACGGCAATCATTGCACTGGCGCATCCTCATTCCTTCAGAGGCTATTACGACGACCTGGCGCTCGAGCTCACGGAGGAGTATGTCCCATGTCATTACCTCGAGAAGGAACTCGGGGCGATGACGACCATGGAGGGATACAAAGGCGGGACGTACACGGTGCACGACAAAACGCGCGTGTGGATTGCTAACTATGGGAGTGGGGAAGGTATCCTGCTCGTAGGCATGGAGGTAACAGCAGAGAATCGTGTCGTTCTACTTGTGGATTGCGACAATGGGTAGTATACGGGGCCGAGCGGCCTGGTTCCTTTATGACGAATTTTCACAATATGGAGATGATATGAGCATTGTACGAAGCCCCCAAGCACCTGAGGACTTGCTTCCGGTACCCTGGCAACAGCGACCGCTGAGTGACGTCGGATTCCCGGCGAAGGCCATCGAGTTCATGCGCACAGAGTATGGGGTTACACACCTCGGCGTACTACACACAATGCGGCGCACGAATCACAACTTCAAACTGACGGACTGTCCGGGAGTGGGTGCCTCCACCGCTGCGAAGATCGAGCAGGCCATTGAGGCGTACACTGAGATGGAGGAGTCGTGACGTACTACAACGAGTTCGATCCGTTCGCGGCACAGTGGTTGGAGAACCTCGTGGAGGCAGGACACATCGTCCATGGGAAGGTGGACTCCCGCTCGATCGTGGATGTACAACGTGACGACATCCCTCAGGGCGGCCAGGCTCATTTCTTCGCGGGGATCGGCATCTGGTCCCTCGCGCTGCGGATAGCCGGAATAGCAGAAGATGCTAATGTGTGGACAGGTTCATGTCCGTGCCAGCCGTTCTCGGTGGCCGGGAAACAACAAGGAGAGCAGGATGAAAGACATTTGTGGCCAGAATGGCGAAGACTCATCGAGGAGCACCGTCCTGCAGTCATCTTTGGAGAGCAGGTTGCGTCTCCGGCTGGAAGGGATTGGCTCGACGCTGTACGCACTGACCTGGAAGCACTGGGATATGAAGTCGGGGCCGCCGATCTGTGCGCTGCGGGCGTCGGCGCTCCCCACATCCGACAGAGGCTCTTCTTTGGTGCGAGGTTGGCCAACAGCCGCCACACGCGATTGGAAAGACACACCGGGAATGTCTATCCTGGGGACCAATCCGGATGGCACAACACGCGTTCGACTCGACCAGCTTCCGAGGGTGGCGAGCACGGTGGGATGGAAGAGTTTGCCCCCGGAGTCGTCGTCCACCGCTATCGAGGAGAGCGATGCGATTGGCTCCTTTGTCGCGAACCAGCCGGACTACCCGTCTGGCGTCCAGTTGAACGCGGCACATTCCCGATGGCTTATGGGGATTCCGGCAGAGTGGGACGCCTGCGCGCCTATGGTAACGCGATCGTCCCGCAAGTAGCAGCAGAGTTCATTCAAGCATTTATGGAGGCACTATGAGACATGAGCATCCCACCGACCACTGGTACACACCCCCCAAATTCCTTCAACCGATCATCGACGCCAATGAGGGGATGTGGATCGATGTGATGACGAGTCCTCTGACGCCGGAGGTCGAGGGACTGTATAAGTACTTCTGGGGAGACATTCACACGGACGAATTTTTGGACAAGGTGGTTGAGTACATCATGACTGAGGACTGTGAGAACCTGCGCCTGTGGGGCAATCCTCCGTATAGTGCGGCGAGCGGAGGGGCCCAGAAACATATCGAAAGGCTCTTGACATACCCACCGCTCGCTCGTAAGTTGGTCGGGAGCGTGTTTCTGGTGAACTACGACGCATGGGTGCCTCGCTTGGCGATGAAGTATAACGCGAAAGTCGCCCTCGTCTACCCACGCATCCAGTTCATCACTGAGTTTGGTAAACCGGGGCCCAGCCCACGACACGCGAACGCACTGATCATTGTTGGTGACGTAAACATCCCAGAAGAACTGGGGAAATATCGGAGATTGATGACATGAAGTCGGCTATCACACTCAGCGCACATGGTCGTCTGTTGCCCTTCGCGACGGCTCATGTAAACAATAAGACGGGGGAGCTTCAGGCCGTGTTCGTAGACGAGGATACGGTATTGGAAGAGAACATGTACGTCGAGCTGGCAATTCTGGCGCCAGGCGTGTATGTAACCCAGACGTTTAAGATCACCGATGCAGTCAAGGCGTACGGCCGCATCTACATCACTGCAGAACCACACACACCCGCAACCATAGGTTTGGCCATATGAGCTACAGACATCCCATTTTGATTCCAGGAGCCCCGGGCCATGATGACCCTGAGGCTCTTCGCGAGGCCATCGAACGCCTGACCACGCCGCTGAGTCTCCTTGACATACGGGTCGAACTGGCGACCGCTCGAGATCGCGCCGCGGACATCGAGACGATCGTGGGCAAGTACGGTCGTGTGCGCTTCATCGCGGAGTTTGAGGGCGAGAGTGCGCGTGATTATGAAGATGCCGTACGGGAGAACCTCGAGGCCCTCCAGCTCATCATTGAGCAGCTCCGCACACAGATCGGGGAGCTGGCATGAACGACATGAACCGGATTCTGGAGCTCCCACGGATGGAGTGGACGCCTGAGGAGGTCGAAGAACTTCGGGACAAGTGGACTGCCAGGTTCCGTGTTCCGGGCGGGGAGTGGAGATTCAATCCAGATCAGGCTACGTCCCTAGAGGAGGCGTCGATCACAAAAGCGGCTTTGCTCCCTATCACCACGGGCGGGGGGAAAACGCTTCTCAGCATGGTTCTGCCATTTGCTGTAGGGATCGCCCCTGAGCGGACAGTGGTCCTGTGCCCTCCGGGACTCGAGGAGGAGGCGGCTCTCGAGCGCGAGAAATACCTTCGACACTTCGACCTGGGGGAGAAAGGGCCCATTTACGTGCCTTATTCGAGGCTCAGTCGCGAGGCAGGGATCACGCTTTTGGATACGCTGGCTCCCGATCTCATTATCGCAGACGAGGCGCACAACCTCCGCAACAAAGACGCGGCGCGTACGAATCGATTCCTGATGTACATGCACGCGAACCCTCATGTGCGATTCGTAGCGATGTCCGCCACGTTCTCCACATCTGCCCTGGTGGACTTTGGGCATCTCTCGGCCCTTGCGCTTCGGGAAGGCTCACCGCTGCCACTACACTGGCCCACGCTGGCCACCTGGGGACGCTGTATTGATGCACAGCCTCAGATTCCGCCCAGTGGAATGGACTGGCACTTTGTGCGCCCACTGATGGATGCGTTCGGGAGCGAGGGCCAGACAGGGCGAGAGATAGCTCGATCGGCACTTCAGGCACGCATGATGTCGACTCCGGGCGTCGTCGTGAGCGATGGTGACTCGTGTGATAGGGCGCTCTACTGCGAGCACGTCAAGCTGCCAGTGCCTCCGTCCATCGAGATCGCTGTGAGCCATCTGCGAGAATACGGGGAGCTCCCGAACGGCTCGGAGATCGACACCCCTATGCACGTCGTAGGAGCCTGGAAGCAGCTTTCCATGGGGTTCTTTTACTACCCGGACTGGCCGAATGGGGAGGTCGATACTGTGTGGCTGAAGCGTAAACGGGACTTCAACCGCGAGCTCTACGCATACGCAGGACTCGGGAAGAAGGGACTGGACACACCATTTCTGGTCGAGCGCGCGCTGGCCGAGAAGAAGATCACCCACACAGCTCTCAACAGGGCGTGGGAGGCATGGAAGGAGGTCCGCTTCCGCCTTGCACCTCCAAGAGCTACGGACTGGGTGGACGATTCAGTCCTGCGCTCCATCGTCGAATTGGCTTTGAATATGCCGGGGCCGACGCTGCTCTGGATTGATCACACGGCGGTAGCCGACAAGCTCCGTGAATGGGGGATTGAGGTAGCCAGGCTCAACAAGCGGCCGGGCCCTCCTCCTGCCAATGGTGTGATGGGCGTTCACATCAGATCGCACGCCACTGGATACAATCTTCAGGAGTACACCTACAACGTGATCGCCTCCCCTCCCTCGAACGCCGCCCTGTGGCAGCAGCTCCTGGGGAGGACGCATCGAAACGGACAAGCACAGGACGTACATGTGACGGTCCTTCAGCATTCAAGGCCGTACCGTAAGGCATGGAGCACGTCACGCGTACAGGCGAAATACATAGAGGAGACGTTCGGGCTCATCCAGAAACTGAATCACCTGGAATGGAAAGCGCCAGAATCTTGCGAAAACGAACTTGACAACGAAATGGACGGACTATAGAGTCCTCGAACACTGCTTAGGAGGCAACATGGCATACGTTAATATCGAACTTACAGAACTTCAGGGAAAACTCGTACTGGCTCAGACGAGCGTGGAAAGTGAACTCGAGGTTCCGATCATCGAGAACCCTGCTTATGTGAAGGTCAGCACGGGCATCACGAAAAACATGGGAAACTTCAATAGCCTCAAGGTTGAGGTGAGCGTCTCGGTTCCGTGTCATGTGACGCGCATTGAGGAGACAGAAGCGGCCGTCCGTGAGTTCGTGACGGCGACCACGAAAAGCCTCTTGACAAAGAAAGAGAGCTGAGGTAGAAGTGCCGGACACCTTGGAGAGACGAGGAGGGCAAATAGTCCAAATAGGCTAAGACGCCGGGCCCGGAGTGGCTCGGAGATTTAGGTTCGATTCCTTTGAATGCCCTTGAGTTCGTGAGTCAGGAAACACAGTGACGACTGTGGTAGGGTTCGAGTCCCTGTCACGAACTCAAAATAGTCCGACCGAGACTCTAATCGGCAAACACACAGCACCGGGCGTGCGATGGAGACAATCCTGTCGGCGAGGTTCGAGTCCTCGGTGTGTTTTGACTGTGTATCGGATTCAGCCCCGGTACACCTTACACTGGAGAAGCACATGGCTGATTTACTTGATATGTTTGAGGAAGGCGGAAAGTTCGAGGGCGAGATCAAGGAGACTGCAAAGTACATCCGCGACAACGGACCCAAGGACTTCGTAGTTGAGATCAAAGACTTCATCTGCGACGTTCACTCGAACGACAACAGTCCACGCTACAAGGAGCCTTACCTGCGCCTTGAGATGGAGGTCGTGGACGTGAACGACGGGAAATGTCCTCTTCAGCGCCAACTGGGGCCGAAGAACTACCAGGACATCGTCGGTCGCCCGGGCGATTCTGTGAACCTCCTGAAGGAACTCTCGGCAGGCGGGTGGTCTAAGGCTCGCTCCAAGGCGGAGTTCCGGGAGCTTACTTCGCTGATCGGTACCCTTGCAGGCGTAGACCCTGAGGCGTTCTACCCCAACGGTGAGCTGGGCTCGAAGGGTCTTCGTGATCTCTTCGCACAGCCCGAACGCTTCATCGGTAAGCGTATGCGCATCGTCGCCCTGGCAGAGAACAAAAACGGCTACTATAACAACAGCTACGAGCTCGTCCCTGAGGATGAAGTCGCACCTGTCGAAGTCGCCTACGCCGAGCCAAAGAAGTCCGCGAAGAAGTAAGACTCACCTGGGACACGGAAGTCCCCCAGCGCCACGAACGGTGCACCCAGCCCCCGACGGATTATTTCCTCGGGGGTTCTTTTTTATGCTTGACTGGTCGAAAATAACCTGTAGGATTCAATTTCACTGAAGGAGAACAGATGACACCTGAAACCGAATCACTCATTTCCCCGTCCCAGCTTGAAGTCCTACAAGCCCGTCTCCGTCGCGCCGAAGCGTTTCGTGTGGGCCAGTTCTACTCGCCCTGGGGCCTTGGGGTTGGGTACATCACTGTGACAGAAGAATGGCGCGCTGCGTGTATTGCCGACGCAACAGCAGACCTCGAGGCATACCTTAAAGATCAACAGGAGGCATCATGCCAGTCATGAACGTGTTTATATTCCGCGACTACACAGTAGTGAATCGCATCAAAGTTACTAATTTCGACGAGTTCGTGGACCAGGTACTCAAGATGAGGCTTGAGCCTGGGGAGTTTTCCGCAACCGTCACGACCATCAGTGGTGGAGAGGAATTCACGTTCCAGATTACAGAAGCGAACGAGCTCACACCTCAATCGATCATCGTACATGGACTACGGCCGAAAGCTCTTAAGAAAATCAAGCGTTAAGCAATCAACCGGAGGCATCATGATGTATTTCGTATCGAGGCAGAAAACAGAAGACCGCTGGGCCCTTGTGGCACATAATCAGGAGACAGGTACCTATACGGCGATCATGTCGTTCAGTAACCCAAATGACGCCTACGCTGCTCTCCAGTCCCTGGTAGAACTGAACCGGGCCGCTGAGGCAGGTGAGGTGGCAAAAGTGTCCCTGCATAACCCGTACGCACAGGATAAGAAATGAACATCGCATTCGACACCGAAACATACCCATTCTACCAGAACGGGAAGGCGACCAAAGACATCGTACCTCGCCTTGTGTGTATGAGCTACTGCATTGACGGTGGTACGCCCGTGCTTGTGGAGCGTGAAAGGGCGATCCCGCTCTTCAAAGAATGGCTGGAGATTGAGGGAGCCTGTTTCATCGGCCTGAATCTGGCGTTCGATATGGCTGTGATGGCTCGAGCAATGGAGGAGGCGTATCCTGAGGAGGCCCAGGCGCTCTTCAACAAGATTTACGCCGCAAAGAAGTGGGACGTCGGTATTGAGACGAAGCTGTACGACATCTCCCTTGGTGGGATGTTCCTACGTGGACGCTATTCCCTGGCAGCACTCACGGAGCGATGGCTCGGGGAGAAGCTCGACGGGAAGGTGCGTGAGGGCCTTGGTCCCGATGTATGGCGCAATCGCTACAATGAGCTCGAGGGGAAGCGGGCTGAGGATTACCCAGCGGCCGCCTACGCCTATGCACTACGTGACGCGGATGTCACATGGCGCATCTTCCACAAGTTGCGTACCGTGAAGAGTGTGAACTCAGGGGGCGTTCCTGTGCGCTCCCAGTACGCATTCGATCTTCACCTGATGTCAGCCTGGGGGCTCATGGTTGACGGGCAGTGGACGCGAGCTCTTCGCACCCACTACGAGGCGGAGGCGGCGAAGTACCGTGGCATTCTGGAGCAGGAGCACATCACGATGCCGGATGGTAAGGATCGAACGCTTATCGAAGGCGGAACAAAGAAGCGGCCTGTCATTCAGGAAGTGATTCGTCGGGCGTGGGCAGAGATTGGAGAGAATCCTATCCTCACAGATAAAGGGGCCATCAAGGCCGACGCGAAGACCATGAAGTACCTTGAGGGCAAGGGCGTGACTGAGCCCATCTTCCAGTGGTACAGCCGCATGAATCGCTCGGAGAAGTTCCTGTCGACCTACCTGGACCCTCTCACCGATGCGGGCGACGGACCACTGTGTCCTCGGTACAATGAGACTGTAGACTCCGGGCGAACTTCGGCATCCGGGCCGAACGTTCAGAACTTCCCAAGTCGTGTGAACGCTCAGGATTCGGCGTCACTGAAGGCGTGGGAGGAGCTCACTGAGGGGGAAGGGGAGGACGACGATGAGAGCGAACCCATCGATCGCCTGTTGGCAGGAATGGCCATTGGTCCTGACATTCGGGGCTGCTTTATCCCTCGACCAGGGTACGTCTTCGTGGCGGCCGACTACACCGCGATTGAAATGGCGGGTCTTGCACAGATATGTCGTAACATTACCGGGCAGTTGGGTACCCTGGCACTGGCCATCAACAACGGAATGGACCTCCACCTCTACGTCACCGCGAAGCTCCTCAACATGAGCTATGAAGATGCCGTGGCACGATACAAAGACGGCGATCCCGTGGTGGTGGAGATGCGCCAAATCTCCAAGATCGCTAATTACGGCTTTGCAGGCGGTGCCTCCCCTCGAACTTTCGTGGAGTACGCAGACGGCTTCGGCGTGAAGATCACGCAATACGATGCTGAGAAGATGCGTGCGGCGTGGGGGAAGGCATGGACCGAAGTGGACCCGTACTTCCGTCACATCAATTCGCTCCAGTCGGTTCGTGGATCGTTCCATGTAGAGCAGCATGGTCCAGGCAGGCGTACATCGGGATGGCGCACACGAGTGACCAATCGGTTCCCAGCGGCTGCGAACACAGGGTTCCAAGGCATCGTGGCCGACGGGGCATTGTACTCAGTGCATCTCGTACAGAAGGCGTGCTACACGGAGCTCGAGTCTCCACTGTATGGGTCGCACGGGCTCCTCTTTGTGCACGATGAGATCCTGATTGAGACTCCAGTAGAGAAGGCCGAGGTTGCGGCACCTGAACTCAGCCGCCTGATGGTAATGGGGATGAAGGTGTTTCTTCCCGACCTTCTGGTAGAGGCGAAACCTAAGATCCTTCGAGAGAGGTGGGCAAAATGAGACCTCTTGCACTTCGATGCCGATTGTGTGGGCGCTACGGGTGGGACACCGGGCGGTGGGTCATTATGGTTGACATCAGGGCGCATGTGTGCCCACAATGTGCCGAGGAGCATGGGTACGCCTGGGAGCTCTTCGCTCCACCTGCTGACTATTCCGAAATGTGGGCTGAGATACTAAAGGAGACAGACAATGAGTGAGAGACTTGTAGCGATTGATCCGGGACTGAATGAGTGTGGTTTGGCGCTCTTCGTGGACGGAGTGTTGTGGTTCACGGAGCTCATCCAGAGCCCTGAGCTCGATAAAACCATGCCGATCGATGAGCGCGTCGGGGCCATGGCGAATGCCCTGAACTCCCGCATAGGGGAGTGTGGTGCGACGGGACTGATCGTCGAGCGGATGGAGCCTCGGGGAAGCCGAAGCGACGCCTGGAGTAGCCTTATTGACCTGGCGATGATCGGAGGAAGTACGCTCTCGCACGGAGCTCCGGTACTCTACCTGCGTCCCAGTTCGTGGACAGGAGGACGCACGAAGAAGATCAACCACCTGCGTATCCGCAAGCGCCTCAGTGCGCAGGAAACACGGAACCTCGAGGCAGGACTACGGGATTGTCCAGCGGCGAACCACAAAGAGATTCTGGACGCCGTAGGTCTGGGGCTGTTTCATTTGGAGCGATTATGAATATGGGTTGCCAGAACGGCTTAGATAGTATATGTAGTGGATGCCTTCGATGTAATCCCCCAATCAGGAGAAAAGATATGTGGACACCAACCAAGTATGTGCCTGTGGTACAGGTAGAAGAACTAAAATGCGAGGCCAATAAGCTGCAGATCGGCGATCGCGTGCGTCTGGGAGACTTCACCCTGCCAGTGGATGACATCTCTCTGAAGTCAAAAGTCTGTGCGTGTGTGGTCACACTGAGGGGACCGAACCACCTGCCATGGAGCCTCAAAGTTGCACCGGAACAGAAATTCACTGTCATTCGGGAAGGCATTAAGAGGGTCACCGTTCAGGACGCAAAGCACCGAGGGATCTACAAGTTCAACGGGACGCTGGGACGAGTGTTGAAGCCCGAGGGGATCGACGGAAGACCCGTACTGGCCGACATTGACGCATTAACAGTCTTTCGAGTGCTCCCATGTAACGGGACCTTGGAAGAATGGACACTGGATCTCCCACTATGACCAGAACACTCAAAGACATCGGCCTGAGCGGTCGCGTGACCAGTACACCATGGTATTGTGCTCTGACATTCGTGCGAGAGCTCGCAGGGTTGACAAAGTTCGCGGTATGCCGTAAGACAGGTCATAAAGTACAGTCCACGTCCTTGAAGAAGTACGAAGAGGGTGAACAGTCGCCCAGTATTGAGAGGTTCGTGGAACTCGTAGAAGCGTGCGGCGGAGTCGTCATTGTACGCAGCGGCACAACGGAATGGCACATTACCTCAGGAGAACTATGACCACTACAGTCCACTTCGGCTACGAGCGCATGATGTATGTGATCGGGGCCAACACGCAGCTCTGGATGGAGCGCCACCCGGAAGATCCCCTCACATGGGTGCTCCTTGCTACAGGTGGCGACCAGGACATCCCACTGATTGCAGGCACGCGAAACAGCCTGGACTACATCATGACCATTATTGCGCAGGCCGTTGCGTCAGAATCACCGTACGTGCTCATCGAAACTGAGCCCCACCACCACCTTGAAGACGAACTGTTTGAGATCACCGGAGAAGACGATGAATAGTACACGTAAAGAGCGAATTGAGGCAATACTACAGGCATACGACGACGGCTTCTTCGAGACACATAGTGCTCCTGATGTGGACCAGATGGGATTCCTGCGGGCGGCCATCCAGTGCGGGAGGCTCCCAGAAGGTAACCTGCGCTCCTATGCGCAAGTCCTACGCGTTCTGCGACCCCTGTCCACACCAGAAGCCGTGGAAGCCGAAGAAACGCCTCCAGCGCCTCCACGCGCAGTCACACGCCCCTATCACACTCGGCACGGCATGACGATTGGGGCCGATGGCGAGCGTCACTACATCTTCTACTCCAAGAGCCCCTTCTACATCCCTGAGACGGTGATCGAGGAAATGAAGCGGGCATATGCGAACCGCCCACTAGGCCTCGGGTGGACGATCAATCAGGTGTGCAAGCATTTCAAGATCGGGCGTCGCGAGTTTCAATTCGTTCGCCAGGAACTTGGATGGACCCACGATCAGGACGAGTTCACCCGCGAAGAGCACCTCGAGCTCGATACGCGTGCGCTCCTTGAGGACCGAGAGCAGCGGTCGCGGTGGCTACTGGAGCAGGAAGCGAAGAAGATTCACCTGGTGGAAATGGAGCAGAAGGCGAAGCACTGGGATGAGGCTGTGGTGCGGTACTTCGGTGATCAGTTGAGCCTTGTGGACCTTACGCCCATCAACTACCGCGCCAGTGACAACATCTCCGATCGGCTGACAGTGATTCCGCTCGCAGACTGGCACATCGAGGACCAGTTGGACGCAGAGACGAAACTCGGACACCTTGCCGAACTCGTGACGCGGATGCGTAAAGAGTCCTCTCGGGCGGTCCTGGTGTTCCTTGGAGACTGGTTCCATTACGACACGTTCGGTAAGACCACCACGAAAGGCACGCTGGTAGGAGACGGCGACCCTGTGGAGATGGTGCGGTTGGCGTATGCGGCAGCGCGTAAGGCCGTGGAGCTCGTCAAGGCTGGCTTTGCGACTGTCGACTGTGTAGTGGTGGCAGGTAATCACGACCGTATGCAGACCATCGGATTCGCGGTGTGGCTCGAGGAGCTCATGGGTAAGCAGCCCATTGGCTTGGTACCCGCCGCAGGGCTCGAGATGGCGTGTATCCAGTTCGGATTCAACAAGATCATGTTTGAGCATGGCGATGGAGGTCGAGGGAAGATTGAGAACATCATCATGAAAGCGACGTCAATCTGGGGTGCCTCACCGCACGAACGCCGCTTCCTGTACACCGGACACCTTCATCATGCGAAGATGCTCGACGTAGCAGGCGTGCTGTGCTTCCAGTTGAGCGCCCCGAAGAGCCTCAAGCACAACCACTGGGAAGAGAAAGGTGGCTATACGTCACAGCACGGGATTCGTGCGGATGTGTACAATAAGAGCCAGGGGCTCGAAACCACATTTTGGAGGCTGAAGTGAACTCAAGGAAATTGAGCCTGAGTGAATACATCTACTACGTCGACGCAGGCGGGGTGATGTATGGACCCTATGCCACACTCGTTGCAGCGAAGAACGTGCTCTCCAACAAGCGCCGATGGCGCGTGAACGTGGGCCCAGACGAGTTCTTCGTGATCCGAGTACGGCAGGAGACAGTGTGGCGGAAGAACGCAGGCGAGGTGTGGGATGCAGATTAGTGAACTCATTGCGGAACTCGTGTACATCCAGAAGGTCCACGGCGACCTCGAGGTCTATGTGGAGAATGAGGAGAACCCTGAGGACCACTGGGGGATCTATCGAGTCCGCGCCGGGGCCTTTGTGGGATGGAACCTGTACATGAAAGTGGCGCTGATTGACACTGATCAGCCTTTGCAGAGGAAGAAATGATGATACAAGTTGAAGACAAAATGTACCCCGACATCATGACGTACCTGCGCACCGAGTACGATCGGCAGTCGATTCCTGAACAGGAAATCATCATCATTCACCCCGAAAACGGGCAGCGCAAAGAATGGTGGCTGGGAAGAGGTGCACTGGACTATATGGTGAGCGTCATGACGTCAGGGTTCCCTGGTGAGGCCAAGGAGCTCGCGGAATGGTCCGCACGCGTCGCAAACGCATGGGATAAAAAATGACGTACAAAATCATTGGGCCGAAAGGCGAGACGAAGTTTCTGACTACGGAGCGGGATAAGAATGGGAGGTTTATTCTGGAATGCGAGGGCAGGGCTTCTAAGGCGAAGCTGCGCATTCAGACCGACGGCGTGTGGTCGGAGTTTACGAGTACTGGAGGGGGAAGGTGGGGGACACCCAAGATCCATTACAGACTTGGCACGGACGTGACTATGTATTGGGCACGGGTGGATGAACCAGACCTGCTTATCGGTGTGGGCCTGAAGGAGAGCAAATGAAGAGGCGCGTACGCTTCCAAGGCACGCAGGTAGGGGAGGCGTTCGGCCCTCCGGAGTACAGGGTATCCCTGCACGTTTCGGTAAAGCGGAAGCGGAGAAAACACGATGGCCTTGTGTTTATTTATTACACAAATGGTCGACGTCTGCTGCGAAAATGTCTTGACACACCTGCTTCAGTCCCGTAAGGTCTTCAAACAAGGTCGGAGTTGGTCCGACGCATACACACAGGAGCTACGAATGAACCTCAAAGAAGTTTTCCACGAGAAAGCCTTTCGCATGATGGCCGGTGACGCGGCAATGCAGAAAACGCAGTACACACATGAACTCGGCCTTGAACTACTTGGCCTCTCGGAGTGAGTATGAGAAGTCCATATATGGGAAGTCTTGAGGGAATGGAGCAGGCGGATGTGATTCGGTACATTGAGGAAGAATTCAGAATGGAGTTCGACTTCACACCCGAGTTCATCGTGGCGTATATGGGAGGCGACGGGTACTCAGGACAAGCCTACTTCCTATTCGCACACGAAGGTGAGGTATACGAGGTAGAGGCCGACCATTGCTCATGTTACGGCTTTGAAGGGCAGTGGTCGCCCGCGTATGTCACCAGGGCGTATCTCGAAAACAGGCTTGCAAACGGCTCATTCTTCCCCCATTATAGTACCACCGAGAAGCGCTGGCACGAAAAAACGGCGGAAGCCATCCACACATGGATATACCAATGAGACAGCTGGCAAAGAGCACCAAAAGGAGCAGGAAATGACAAAAGCAAGAGACGGGTATCATGGAATCCCCGAACAATTCTACTTCATCAAAGTGACCGTCGGGGGCGTGGAGGAGAGGAGAGTCATGGGGCCGTACGACACGGAAGGCGGCGCACGTCGTGCAATCTACTATGACCGGAAGTCCTGGAGACGAGAGGATCAGGCGAAGGCAGGCACCCCCGCGAGGTATTACATTGTGCCTGTGACACTTACACAGCAGGAACCGGAGGAGCAGAATCTATGAGATATACATACATCGTCGACCAGGTCTATTACGTATTCCATTTCATGGACACTCAAGGGGCATACTCCCATGGCGCATATGGCCCTTACGACTCCCACGGCGCTGCGCAACGAACGGCCACAGGGCCAAACGTGCATTGGATCGTACGGCGTTCCAAGGCGGGCGAGCTTAGTTGGTTAGGGCCGTTCGGAAGTAAGGGCGCCGCGAAGAGGTCGAAGTATGACCCGGACCGCGACATCATCGTAGGCTTTAGCTTCGGCCACTTTGAAAACCTACAGGACCTGATGCACAGCGAACTCGACCGCACCCAGCTCCCCCTGCTCCCATTAGAGGGAAACGAGGACGAGTGATACCAGGACCGTTGTAGCAACCCCCGCGCCGACGCCCACACCCAACCACACCCACCTATTCGGAGCCTCCGCCACCTTCAAGTGCAGTCGGAGGTTTTCGTCTTTCAGCGTTTCATATTCGGGAACGAGAAACAGAAGTTTCCCTCGTGCTTCGTCCCGTTCCTGGGCGGCTCGGTCGGCGGCTTGTATCGCCCGGTTGCGCTGGTCGACAAGTGCGTCTGTGACCAGTTCACACTCAGTCAGTACCTCCTCGACCTCGGGTGGCAAGTTTTGCGCGTAGGCGTTTAAGCCGGGCATCCAAAGTGCCACGATCAATATCAGTGTTTGCAGCGTCAATTTTGACATCGGATACGTCCTTACGGTCTGGTGGTGGAGGTGAGGGAGTAGGGACTGGAGGCTTCGGTGGCGTTGCTGATCGGCTTCCCCAAAGTGCAACAAATGCGATCACAGCCCCAGCCAGAAACGAAATGAAAAGCTCTACTGTCATGTCGGAGCACCCGCGGGTTGGAAGTTGTCTTCAATCCCCATCACTGCTTGTGTGTTCGTTGTGTGCGCTGACGCGAAATGTTGCATTTTACGAACTCCACCAACGAACTGGCAAACGCCCGGAAAGGCCTCTGGGCGGCGCGTGAAAATGTACTTGTAAATCCCGACCTTCCTCCCAACGTTCAAAGTTACACAGCACACAATAGGCTCAGGCTGGTCGCGGTTTGCAATCAGGTTTCCGTTTATGCCCCCGCCCGCGACGATAGCTCCGCTCGTGGATATGTTCATTGCGTTCTGAACCCAATCTGTCGCCTGAACACCTGTGTTTGCAACGCGAATCCGAGAGACAGTGGATGAGCTTGAGAGTCCCGCAAACCATACGCTAGCCCCGCCAGCTGTATCTGGAATGCCTGCCATAAAACCTTGCCCCGTAAGGCCGACGGCGGGATCTGTTGAGAATGCTGGCGTGTGGATATATCCCGCGTGAATCCCCAGCGGATAGTCGACGATCGACGACGAATAGTCACACGTAAAAATTGTGAAAGCATCACTCCATTCATGGAACTGCCAGTAGGCAGTGTTGAACGCGATTGTGTTTGTTGCAGGTGATGCCATTGTGCTGATTCCTGTACCGCTACCATCGGAAATGGTGCCGCTTGGATCGATCCGCATTGTGACGTTATTTGCTGATCGCACGAATAGATATTGTGACGTCGTATCGCCCAGAAGTTGGCGAACCACGAAGCCCGTGTCGGACGTCTGGAACTGAACCTCCCAATGATCGGAAAGGTCAAACTTGTTTCGTAAAGCCACAAAAGCATCTGCGGCCACACCGCCTAAAACGAAATACTTGTGACTCTTTGTTGGTTGCATCGTTGCCATAATTTCCTCAGCTTAGTGCGAAGTCGTCGAACATATTTGGTGCTTGCGTCGTGTCGTCGTCTGGATCAAAATCGGTGAAGTCAAACCCAACACTGTAGAACGAAAACTGATCAGGTGGAGTTTCTGGTAATTCAGGCGCGAACGTCGCACCGTCCCAATACGTGATCCACTCACCGACGACTTCGTAATATCCCGAGGCAAGGACGCCTTGTGACGCTGTGAGGAGCTCGGAAACGGTAGCGAACGCCACAACCCCAGGCCCTCCTTTCTTTCGTGCCCATCCCTCTTCGGACCAGCTCATGGGCGACCTCCTGCCTGAAGAAGAATGTCAATTTTTGTTTCGACCCGGATTAGGCGCTCGTTTGAGGTTGCCGATGCACGTTGAGTTTCCTCAAGTTTCTGATTGAGCGTCACGACGTCCTGCTCCGCCCGCTCAAGTCGAGTTTCGAGTCTGGCGATGATGGCTGTCCCGGTCATGTACGCACTAAAGGCCCCTACGACGAATGAGGACACCAGGCTTGTGACGAGTCCAGGAAGGAGATCCTTAATCTTTTCCATCGCTTACCTCCACGCCTCCGGGCCCAACCCTCACCCCACGGAACCTCTCCACGCCGAGCAATGTCAGCATCGAAATGGCGATCATGGCGACCATGGGCCAGTCCTCAATCTTATCGAACCAGCGACCAGCCCCTGCCATGATAATGATGAGCCACGCGGCAATCTCGTGATGCTCGTCGAAGAGCTGTCGAATATGTTTGATGGTGTTAGGCATCGCAGACTCCTTCTTCCCAGATCCTAAGAGCGGCGCGAAAACGCCTGATGTACTCTGTGGCGGAGAATCCGAGCTCATCCCCAATGGCCTCTACGGCCTCATCGAACGGCATCATCCCCGATGCAACCAACGCCCTGACCTTCTTTGCGTACCCCGGGCCTCCCTTCCATACCAGCGCCACCCCTTCAGGAGTATCGCCCGCATGTTCTTTGTAGCGCGAGAGGTAGGCAGCGAAGGCGCGGATGGCCGCAGGGCCGTCTCCATGTAGGTTCCGTGTCGTGTCTTTCCCCATGTCGCGGTAGCCAACGTCGATACCCGCCGCACGCCCCATCTGCATCAGTCCGTGGAACTGGGAACCTGGCCGCTTTGCCGTAGGGTCGCCCGCGCTCTCAACGTGGATGATGGACAGGACGACCGCAGGGTCGATGTCAGGTGCGTGAATTTCCGCATCCCCCAGCCATTTTGCAACGTTCCATGTGTACTTCATACATAGCTCCTGAGAACCCACGCATCTACTGTTCCACCTGAGATATTCAGAATGCGAAGTGCTACGCGTGAGGGGCCTCCGATGTTGATCTTCCATGAGTCGCCTTCATCCGTGATGCCTGTAACCTCCAGCTCGGAGATAAGGAACCATCCAGTGTCTTCGGTGTAGGCGTACACTTTCGCGTCACATGTTTCGCCCGCAGACGGCTTCACGACCACGATCGCACGCGATGAGCCTAGTAGAGGCACGCCGTCTGATGCGAGGGTAGGGGCAGACTGGTCCGCCGCGATGGCGTTTGCCGTCTGGGTGATCGATAGTTTGTCATACGCAGCCTCCACGACCGCGCGATTGGCATCTTCAAAAGTAGGCATATGTCCTCGTTGTAATTAGGATCGGATGTAGTTGATGACAGCGTTCGGCCCGCCACGAAAGGTGCCTGCGGATTCGGATGCGATGCGCACACGTCGAGGCTTCCCGTCGAAATGATAGATCGCAATCCCGGGAGCCGCTGCGTCCTCTCCGAGCCAGACCACCATGTTGTCGATCACACACACACCGACCGGGGCCGCATGCGGTAGGGACTGGAGGATTCCAAACTCTTCCCCAGGTACCGTCTGGTTGAACCAGAAAACCTGATTCCCCGCGAACAGCGACATGAAGATTGTGTCCCCTGCGAGCGCGAGTCGCTTTGTGCCTGCTCCTAGAGCTGGGAAGCGCGGGAATGCACTGTACGCCAGATTGCAGGACGTACTGTAGAGATCCGTCCCGCCTGAGGTGTAGTAAATCATTTGGCCGTCAGTGACGAATCCGCCGCCACCATCAGGAGCCGCCGATGCCTGAAGCTCGATTACCGCACCCGTCAAGGGGTGAAGTTCCTCAATGGTCGCCCCGCCTGTCCCCGCTCCCCCGCCCGTGAAGATACGATAGCCGTCAGTCGTGGCGACCAGTCCTGCCGCACCTCGTGTCATTGACCACACAGCCGCGCCCGTTTCGTCAATCATGCGTGTCGTGTTTGAGTCGATCGTCGACGCCGTCCCGGTGAGCACGTAGGTTTCGTCGCCGCTGTTTGTACCGTACGCTACCACAGCACTGATCGCGCCACTGGCGGAGTGCGTATATGATCCCAGGAGCGTATCGTCTGCCAGGCTGAAGATGCCCAGAACTCGCCCCGCCGCCGCATTGTAGCCTACCGCGTATGTGGTGCGCCCTACCGCAATGGCCGTCACATCCGTGGGCGTTCCCGGGAGTGTCGAGAAACGCGGCGCTGATGTTAGAGCCGACCAGCCCAATGTGCTACAATCGAACACACCGATCTTCGTCTCCGAGGCGACCACAACATGAGTCCCGTTCGTGGCAATGGCACGGCAATCCTCCGCCACCATGTCCGTGAGCGTCGTGGTGTTCTCCTCTTTGAAGGGGAATTCCGAGCCTGACAGTGGGCGATGCATAATGTATTGTCGACCTGCGACCCCATCCACCAGTAGATCGGGAACGTTCTCGAACTCCCCGCCGCGATCTCCCAGTTCATACAGGTCTTTGAGGATCTTATTGAGCTCGTCGTGAGGCAGTGCATCCTCAAACTGATAGCCCGAGTCACGTACTCCAAACGGAGGCTCAGAAAGGTCGGCCGGAATTGCGCTCGCGGCCCATGTTCGTCTGATTGTCATAGCACCCTACCTAGTGGCGAGCCAAAGCCCGCGCTTGATGAAAGTCGAAACATGCCCGGAGGCCCTACTGCGATGGTCCCTGAGATGCCTACTACGGCCATGAACGTCACGAGACGCAACACACGGCGCTCATATGCGGGCGACGGCACCAGTCCCAAGTCTACGTTCACGCGGAAGTGTGTGTGGTAGTTGGAATAGGTGATCTTCTCCTCCTCGAACAGCAAACCGACCACGCGCACAATGACCTCGCGTCTGCCTGCGGCCTTCAGTGCGAGGAGCCGTGCCTCAAGGATGCGCCTGTAGTCAGAATCGTCCAGTCCGTACCTCGCCTCGCCTACGATGAGCCCCCAGCGATCCAGCATTACCCCACCAGCGAGATTGATGTTCTCTGAGAGATAGTGGTCAAAGGTTTCATCCTCGAGGAGCTGTACCTCGTCGCCAATCGCCTTGAGTAGTGAGAGGATAATACGGCCCCGAAGGCGCGAAGGCATCCTGTCCTGTAGTCGAGTTTTGTGGTCCTGAATGTAATCCATTATAGCACCGTGATGGTTCCAAGCGTTGCAATCTCTGTATCTGCGATCGTGAAGTCCGCACCTACGCCGTTGAGCAGTACAGTAACGGCCTCCACCCCTGCGATGTTATCCAGCGCCCCCCAGATAGGAAGCAGCCGAACATCTCCGCCGATTGCGAGATCACCGAAGTACGCTGTGATTGCGTTCTCTACTTCTGGCTCCAGATCCGCTACCGTGAAACCAGGCTTCGGAGAGATAGTGACCGCAACGTTGACCACACTGGATGTAGCGTGATCGTATGCGAACGAGTATGTGACACCATTGAGTGCCGTAGAGCACGACTCTGCTCCTACTGTCAGAATCCCCGCAGGTACGACGGAGAGCATGGCCGCTGCCAGTGCGGACTTCTCGTTGGCAGTGAGCGGGTCAGGAAGCACGAGGACGATGATCGATGCGTGAGGTAGCACGAAGCTCCCCACGGTAGTCGTGACCCCTGTGTCGTTTGCGACCACCTTCGCGCCAGAAATGCCATCCACACCCAGCACCGCAGCACTGATGGAGGGGATTGTTCCTGTCGACGCTCGCGCCAGTTCGGCATTCCTGCGAGCCCGGAGTCTGGCATCTGATTCAGTAACCGATCCAAGTGCCGCAGAATCTGCGTTCGTGACGGAGCTCCACCCCCCAACAGGCGTGACAATCTCAGTCAGCGTCCCCGGGGCAGCCGATACAGGGCCTGTGGTTTCCGCCTCGACGATGCCGCTTCCCGGCACTATTACGTCCTCAAGGAGCGTCCACCTCGTCTTGGTGGATGCGTGTCTGATAATCTTCCCGGCCGGAACCACGGTGCCTGGGGTGCCGCCAAGCGTAACAGTGGCCCGCGACCGGGAAGCGGGAATGCGCGAGATTCCGGCAATAGCCGCGATGTTCTCAAGCGCACGCCCTGAAGCGTTATTCGGCGCGTAGGCATCCCAGAGCGCCTGATGCGCTTCGGCGATGGTTTGGAGCTCCGCGCCCACTACGTCGAACAGAATAGAAATGAACTCCTCGTCGGAGTCCCAATCAGGCGTGATCCCCGCATCGGCCTCAAAAGCCGCTCGGAGACGAGCCATACGGGAATCAAACGTCTCGACTGTAAAACCAGTAGATGAAATAGGCATTAGAGGACCACCACGCGTCCGGTTCCCTGGACACTTACGCCGAGAACAGGTTGATCTGTAATTTCAGGGTTGAGCACAATTTCCACATTGATCGTGACGGACCCACTTGTGTCCTTGACAGGCACGATTGATTGGATACGATCGACACCTTCGACGCGCAGAATCTCGGACGAGACACGCGCCACAATCTCCGAGACACTGACGTTTCGTGTTCCCAGCCATTCCATCCATTGCAGGCCGCTCGTGGGATCGAGGAACCATTCGCCCCGGAAGCGCCCCAGTCTGATCTGAATGGACTGAACGACCTTCTCAGGCCCATCGATCCATCTGTTCTGCGCCACGAGATCACCATTCACCAGAGCCACGTCAGCCATATGTAATCTCCTGCGGTTGGAATCCGAGGTAGTCGACCCGGTATAGGACGGAAGCCGTAGTCGCCACGGTGCGGTAGGCAATCAGAACAACAGGTGCGTTCAGGGTAGTCGGGGCCGTGATAGTAAGCGTACGCTCCGCCGCAAGGGCCCCTGTTTCTGCGAAATAAAGACGCATCGTGGCCACTCCCGCCTCCCAGGATACTTCGCACCTGTACCAGCTCAAACTGAGCGTGATGTTGGTTGTTGTGGCTATCACACCAGCGTTGGCGGACTTCAGTGTCAAGGCGTTATTCGTGATGCTGATAAACAAGCCGTTCCCGTGAACGCCTGCTACAGACGTGCGTGAGTGTAACCCAACATCCATGGCCACATCTGTGAGCGTTTCTGGCCGGAACACGAAGACGATCTTGCCTGCGTCCCCGATCCGATACGCTGAGGACGCGGTACGCCACATGGCACCAGAGTCAGCGGACGTGGAACTCGACATGCACAAAACACCTGCCCCGGAGACAAAGGACGACGGATCTAGTGATTGCGTACCGCTTGCAAGCGCAGAGTGGTAGAAGTTGCGGCAGTTTGTAGCCGTTGTGGCAATCGTTGAATGGAAGTCATCATGAACCCCTCGAAGCCATGCACCACCGCCTCCTCCTCCCTCGGGCACCCATGCGGCCAATTTCTCGGCGATCATCTGCCAGAAGACGTCACGGTCGGCCTTGTCGGAATCCGATAGTGCGTCGATGCCATCAACGATGCTTTCGCGTAGCGTAGTAGGGTTAAGTGCCATATTAGTTAGCCTCGCATGGCTTGAAGTCGTAGTTTGATGCCCTGAAGCGCCAGTTGTGAGGCAGGATCAAACGTGGTAGCGCCCATCCCCGTCAGCGAGGTTGTAAGGTCACTAATTAGGTCGATTACCGTGGTTAGCAGTTCGTCCCCTGACGCCTCGATGCGAATTTTTCCGGTTGGCTTCATGATGACGCCCACGGTACCGTCCTCAGCGCCTACAAACATATCGTCCGACAGTCCCGCAATAGGACTCGGGGCAGGTGGCATGGGGATTGCAACGGCGTCCGACCAGTCGAATCGTCGCAGAATCTGTGGGATGTTGTCGGTGTTCCCTGTGCCCATGAATTCGTCAATCGATCGGTCCATCACCACGAGTGTTACGAAGTCGCCAGGCTCGAGGGGAGCATGCATCGTGAAGCCGCCAGCGCGCCAATGGCATACAGGCACCTGCGGGATGGGCTCGAACTCGGTGACATAAATCTCCTCGTCGTCATCCTCAAACGCTTCCCGGATTACAGGACGCACCGTCGCTGTCTGAGTCACAGAATCGTAGCTCAGAACCACGCCCGGAAGCGAGACGTTTACTTCAGACTGCGCCCTTCGTGACCACCCGGCAAGGACGTCCTCGAGTGTGCGGATAGGCATGTTTACTCCTTATTCCAGAAGAACTTGTGTATTGTATCCCGCTGGAACTCGTCAGACTGCTTCCCGTACTCGATGAGATCAAGGTACTGGTCGGTGAAGATGGTGCTGACGAACGGCTGAGGCTCCGGTGCCGGGACCGGGTCACGTACTTCAGCGGCCTCAATCTCGGTGTAGAATACCTGATCCCAGTTGTCGCCTGTGTGCTTCACAGCTTTGACCTTGTACACCCCGTCGAACATTGGAATCTCACCGTCACGAATCTCAAAGCGGTCGCCGGGAATCAACGAAGGTTCAAGCATCACTGTGAGCTCGACGCCGGATTCTTTCTTCACAGGACGCTTTATCAGGTTCGAGAGCGGTGCATCCGGCGAGTAGAGAGGCCCTGAGTTCCGGCGTACCTTCGACTTCGGAAGGAATTGGAACGTGCCGTTCTGGATCGACCAGTCGGAGCCTGTGCTCTGCGCGAGCCGATCGAGAATACGGTGGGCAGGGCCCCTCATATGAAGGCCCTGTGTTAGTCGCATGTCTCCTGGAACGTCGATGAGTGAGACAGGGAGCCCGAGCTGGGCGGCTGCCTTCTCCACAACGTCCTTGACCAGTATCTCACCAGAGAATGAGCCCTTGACCCTCGCGCGCGAATAGGCGCGGTATCCATCCTTTGCCTCAATGAGTAACACCCGCTCAGGCGAGTCCAGACGGTACTCCACGCCATCCTTTACCGGATTGCCACGGAACACCAGGCCAGGGATCTCGTGCCCCGCATAGAGCGATACAACGAGGTCGCGCCCTCGAGCCTGAAGGCGCTGATAGGTGTCAGGGTCCAGTCCGTACACGGAGATGGTGGCCTTGTTCGGTTCGCCCTTGAGCGTCTTCGTCACAGCGAACGATACACGCAACCCGTCCCAGACTTCGTCATCCAGTTGGACGATGACCTTACGCCCCCACAGCCTCGACGGTTCATTGATTGGCATATCAGTCCACGATGTAAAGTGAGAAGCGTTCTGGAGCCCATTCGCGCCAGTTCTCCCACGTAATGAAGGCGTCGTCCCCGCCCGGAAGGAGCAGGAAGTTCACGTCGACGTTCCCGAAGCCCACGCGACTGTTTACACTCAGGCGCTCCCCCTCGACCAAGGCATTCCCCTCGGAATCGTAGATCGAGACGTACCAGCCGCGCGTGCGGTTGTTCCAGTACCAGTCGAACCGAAGGCGACGTGCGCCCGCCTCAATGGTATTCGAGAAGCGCGGTGTGCGCTCCGGTGTGATTCGTGCGATTGGCATTAGAAGAACCCGAAGCCTGCGGTTAATTTGTTGACGAGCTCGTCGTCTGAGAGATTGCCCTGTACTCCACGACTCAGGAAGCTCTGGTCCCGAGGAGAAACTCCGCTTCCACCACTGCCACCGCTACCTAGGGACTGCTTCGCCTTGTCGCCCTTGTCGACTACAGGACACACCTCAGGAGCCTTCTTCAGAACGACCAGTGGTGGAAGCTCCACACGCTGTGATTGAATGAACTCGATCTCTTGAAGCGTGATGTTGAAGTCGACGTGTACGGGTGTGCGAATTGAGTAGGACCAGTTCACCATCACTAGGGGGGTGTACAGTCCCATGGACTCCGAGAGATACTCCCAGAGCCCCGCCTCGTATCGTTTGAGTTCAGCCTTAAATCCGGCTGCCCTTGGACGTGTCGTAGGATTCAGATCCGCCGCCGCAGGAGCTAGACTCAGGCCACCTTCAGGTGCCACAAGCGGATTAGGTCCGCCCGCCGCAGGGACCAGTGGAGACTCCGTCACCCTCAACACGAGGTCGATAGTAATGGGCTCCCGTAGCCGGAAGTCAGCGGGCGTCGAACGATTCCCAATCGGATGGTTCGTGACCTGTGCGGGGTGTGTAAAATCCTCGCCCATCACGTTGTCGGCTGTGAACCAGATGCGGCCCTCATCTCCAATATGAATCAACGGCATCACAGACCTCCAGACGAATTTTGCGCCGAATTGAGAATTGAATCCCAGGACATGGCCTGCTGCGCCTTGACGGCCTTCGCAGTTGCCAGCGGGTCTGCTGCGCCGTCCACACGAATGGTGGTATCGCCCGCGTTGACCACAACACTACGGTTCGTGGTCATATTGGATGCGGCGCTCTGTGCTGCCGCGCTTTGGACACCCGCGTTACCCATGGAGTTCATTTCCCCAGTAACCCCGTACTGGGCAGCTGCCATACCTGCGGGAGTGTTGAACATGCCTTCAATGGCGCGCATCGGATTCAGTTTGGCCATCATTCCTGACAGCTTGTCGAACCCGAACTCCTCGGCAATGGCGTCGCCGATGCCCGCGAAGGCCTTGATGATCTCCCCAGGTAGCGCATCGGTCGCTGCGATGAACGCAGAGAACTCCTCTGAAAGAGCAGTGCCTACGCCCGAAAAGACCCCACCGGAGAACGCCTTCACGATCTGGGACGGAATGGTCGCCACTGTTTCGACGAAGCGCGAGAACTCCTCAGCGAGCGCATCAGGCACGCCTTTGATCTCAGCCCAGAATACTCCGAACTCCTCGCGAATCGCTCGCCACGTATCAACGCCCACGTTCCAGAACAGCTTCATGGCGTGCAGAAGCAGCGCGATGGCGGAAGTGACGGCAAGGATAGGTGAGAGCAGCGCGACGAATATCACCCCGCCAATCGCCAAAAGGCCTGCGATGAGGTAAGGCACGAACGGCTTCACAAGTACCCAGAGCCACCCGAACGCCTCAACCACCCAGCCAATCCATGAGCCGAACGCCTTAAAGCCTGCGATCAGCGCATCAATCGCCACAGAGAGCGCCTGGAATCCCAAAGGCAGCTCGCTGAAATTGTCGCGTAGGAATCCAATGAAGGACTGGCCACCGCGCTCGAGGACCATGAAGTCTTCTGCCAGAGCGGCGAACGTTGCCCCGAAGATCGCGACCTGTGCTGCCACAATCGCGAACACAATCGCCACCTTTGCTGTCACAGCGCCCAGCACCGTAATCACACCGGAAGCCAGGGTAATCAGGGCGATCACGACCTTTAATCCGATGCCTGCTGCGGCCAGTGCGGCGAGGCGTTTGAAGTTCTTCTCGAGGCCGCCCGAACGCTCAATGAGTCGCTCGATCTGTCCCGCAGTTTCCTTCACCCACTCCATCGACTTCCCGATCTCCTCAGCATACTCTGCGATCTTGGAATTGATGAGCTCTTTGTTGGCCTGATACCAGTCCCATGTGAGCTGACCGATACGGTCCACATAAGGCATGAGCTCCAGACCGATGCGCGTGCGGAGTGCCTTTACGACAGCCCCCAGACGCTTGTATGTCATGTGAACTCGCTGGCCAGTTTTGACCTGCGACTCGTCCATGATCGCCCCCGCATCCCGTGCGATCTGGGCATAGTCCTCAAGCGTACTCCCGCCCTTTGTAATCAAGGGGAGCAGCTTTTTTCCAAGGTCTTCCCCGAGAAGCTGGGAGGCTACCTGAAACTTCAAAGTCTGGTCAGTGACCCCGCGAAGGCCCTGCATTGTGGCCTCGAAAATTTCGACCGGAGACATGCTCGCGAGCTGCTCCTGAGAGAGCCCCAGTGCGAGGAAGTTTTTGACAGCCTCTTTTGATCCCTCGTTTACCTGACCCACCTTTTCTGAGAGCTGGAGCATCACGTCTGCGAGGTCATCTGCTTCAGCGCCGAGAGACTCCATCCCGAAGGACATCTCCTGCATCTTCTGAACGCTGATCCCGAACGCATTCGCGAACTTAGCTGTCTCATTGGCGGCTTCGGCCACAGGTTTGGTCGCAGCGATGAGCCCGGCTCCCAGTCCAACCATGGCCACAGACGCTTTAATCGCCATGCGGTTGAGGTCGTTGAGTCCCTGCTCGATCGAATTGATGCCGTCCTGTAGGCGCTCGGCTTGGAACAGGTCTTTGACCTTGACCCCAAACACCACCATGATATTTCTGACTACACCTTCACCAGCCATACGTCACCTTTTTGCTGCCTGCTCTTCGGCGTATTGTTTGGACGCATCGCGGTACTCTGCGAAAAGGAGCCCCTGAGCAATCTCGCCACAGGTCATCTCACGTGCGACCACCGTGTAGGGCTGTTGCATACGATCGACCAGTAGCCAGATGAACTGGGGCCACCCTGTGGCGTTACCTACGTCTCGGATTTTTTGGAGATGGTACGGATCAGTGTGTGGCTGAATATCCCGAAGATGGGCCAGGTATATCAGAAAGGGATGAAGCCGTTGATGCGAACGATCTGTACGAGAGCTTGAAGCATCTCTTTCCAGCGACCCTGAAACGCCATCTTGAAGGCGGCAGAGTTCGAGAGCTGTTGGCCGTCCCGGATCGTGCGAGAGAACACCGCCTGAATAATCTGAGGGCGCTCGGCAAGACGATAGAGAGAATCTCGTACGTTCTTCGACACGTCAGACACGTCAATAGCTGCCATCACTGCGGCAACGTCGAGCCCGTTTTCCTGGCCCTTGACGATCTGAGTTTTGATGAAGTTCAGGAGAGGTTCGGCCGCGATAGCTGCAATCTCCGCCACGATAGGGATTCCTTCGAGTCCGTCGTGAGGAGTTACAATGTATTCATGACCGTCAATTTCAAAGCGTGATTGTTCCATAGGTGGCACCTACCGTTTGGAAAGGGCACGAGGCCCAGTGGTTTAGAAGGACGCGACTGCGAGAGTCATACGTCCGGCTGTGTTGGGAAGAAGCAATCTGAACTCGACTTCACCTACGGTCCGATTCTTCGTCGGAGCAGGCTGAGTCAGGAACACACAGTGCGAGCTGGCAATCGTGTCGCCGTTCGCAAAGTCTTCATGCAAGTATGGGAGCGGAAGAACACCCGTGGGCGTCTTCGCCTGAAGCTCCTGCAACCTCAAGAGCGACATGAGCTCTTTGTAGGCCGGGCTGTTGTCCATGAGAGTGATCGTCACATAGACGCGTTCATCGTTGAGTCGCGAGACGGTAACCTGCCCGTCAGCTCCGACGTCGTCCTGGTAGCGATCAGATGGGTATTCGTATTCAATACCGCCTTCCGTTCCGTACCCGCCGACAATCACCCCACCGATGGCGAGGATCTGCTGATCTTTGAGGTTATACGTCTTCAAGGGCGCAAGTGGTCTTGGCATCTTCTATCTCCTATTAGACCAGCGGACTGGCTGAGAAGTTCAGGTTGAGGGTGAACTTGTTGGCACCGCGCGCAGTCTGGATGCTGGCGGTAGCGGTGATCTGTTTGGCTGCGATGTCTGCCGTGAGATCACTTGGGAACTCGACCTCAAGCTGACCGTCGACGAAGTGACCTGCCTGCACACCAATGTTGTATTGAGCGGCAATGGCGGACTTGAGGATCGCCTGCCCTTCAGGGCCGACCGGAATCTTCTGGCCGCTCGCGTCTTTCGAGAGTTTGGTGTCCTGAAGCAATGTCTCCAAGCGATCCACGAACCAGTACACCGCGAAGACTTCGTCAAATGGCTGGCCGTCTGCATTCACACCAGGATAGTTGTACGCGTCCGCTGGTCCGAAGGGAGCGATCACGTTAATGTTGCGTCCCGTGACAGCCGCGAGGTTCGCATTGGTGAGCGTTGTTTCACCCTCGACGCCCTTGATCTCGCCCGTCATCGTAGGAGCCGTCTGATCCCAGTCGAACGTCAGGCGGTTGGAGAGCCATGCGATGTCGTGATACTGGGTGTCGTCGGAGCAGAAGTTCACGCTCGAGTGCGTGTTACCTTCCACAGCGGCGATGGCTACTGGCCACGCAGAGACGGCCGAAGCCGAAGTCTGGGCGGCGAATCCTGTGCGGAAATTGATCGTCTCGACCAGTGCCGCAAGCGCCAAGATGTCCGTAGCATCGCGCGACACCGTAGCCAGCGCGAAGTGTTTCACACCCATGGTGCGGAAGTCTGTGTAGGCCGCGAGATGCGTCTCTGCGCCTGCGGCATCCACATCCACGAGGATCAGTGTGGGCTTTCGAGGCTGAGAGAACGCAGCGGTGCATGCGTCCAGATTGGCCCCGGAGATCCCTGCGTCGATGATGTCCTCGAGTCGCCTGAAGACCTGATAGCGACCTCCGCCCTGAGTGAGTGTTCCTACGTCCTCAACCAGCAACGCGATGGTCCCGAGGGATGTGCGTGCCGTTGGCGACGGAAGGAGCGAAATGTTAAAAGTCAGTAGCTGATGCGCCACGGTCATGTCATACCTCTATGGTGGTTAGGGGCTCGTCGTCTTCTTCAATGTGAACAACGAAGGTGTCTGCGTATGTGGTTGGATTGTCGGTGTCTGTGAGCGTCAGCCCCAAACGGTAGTCCAGTCGGAAGTCGCGCACGTACTGAGGCTCGATGTGGTCAGACACCTCGGTTGATACGTCCATGACGCCGTTCCCAAGGTTGATCAGCGAGCCGTAGTCTTTGGGATAGTCGCCCGTCAGCATTCCGAGAATAGTGAGCCAGTCGTTCGTCTCCTCGCCGAATCCCATGATACGAACTGTCGCCGTACGGTTACCGCGATGGTATGTGCCGTCGGCCGTCCATCCCTCCCAGTCCACACCGTTCTCGATGTCGAAGCTGGTCAGATTCACGGTCAGATATGGAAGAGGGAGACGCATCAATTTCGTATTCGAGCCGCGAACCACAGGAATGACCTGCTCGTCGCCGACCTCGAGGGATGCCTTCACCCAGCTACGGACTGCCTGGATAAGTGTGTGTCTGAGCGTGATGACCATTTCATACCTCCACGAACGGAATCACCATTTCGCGGATGAAGGCGGTGGCTGGTCCAGGGTTCCATGGTGCGCTCGCTGCCTCTGTGAGCTCCTCAAGGTATACGTTGCGCAGGACAACATAGTTCCCTATACGCTGCATCGTCCCTCGTGTAGCGATGAGATACGCTGCATCGAAAATGAAGCCAGCAGGGATGTCGATTGAGAACGCGGAGGCTCCGCCCGGCATGTTAAAATACATATCCAGTAGATCGTCGCCAGCGTTCACATCGAACGTGATTAGTGCTCCTGATGTATAGCTGGCCGACGCAAACTCGCATATGATGAACGCCCCGTCATCCAGTCCGTTGATCTCGACGCCCGTATACGCCTCCACGACCCGTCCACCTGTAGCCGATACTGAATCGAAAGTGCCGACCGTGAGGTATCGATCCAGCAACGGAGCATTTGCATACAAGGATTGCTCAGTCAGGACATCGATAGTGTCATCGATCGCTCGATGAATCTCGTTCACATCGGCCGCGACCAGCGTCTTCTCAATGGGAAGCGTCGTGGTGCGGAAAGACTCTTTCGTTACGATGTCGGGCTTTGTAATTGTCATGTCAGTCCACTATCCAATGTGATGTCGAATCCAAGGCTCGCGACTGACTTGAGGCGCATTACACGAGCTTCGTAGTGCGGGATGCGTCGAGGGAAATGCTGTACTTCGCGAACTTCCCAGACTTCTCCGTCTGCCATAACGTAGTCAGGTAGCCAGCCTTGATTGTCCGACCCTGTGCGCAGCTCGGTTTCCGTGATGATGATCATGTTGGACCCGGCGCGGTCACCTTCAGGCAGCGTCATGAGGACGTCACCTGGAACAGGATCGCGGGTCGCAGGGAACACCAGATACTCAGGGACAGGCTCCACAGGGTAGCCATACTGGTCCACCTTCGTACCTGAAACCTCTCGTCGAATACGTGTGAATGATGTGAGCTCCTCACCTACTGACCATCTCATTTCTTAACCTTTAGTGGCGGTGGGTGTAGCTTGAAGGAGATTTGATCGGCGAACCAGCCGTTCTCGTACAGCGGCCAGTCGAATCCTTTTTTGATGACCGTGGCTTCAGCATTGGCCTGCCAGTTACTGGAATCCAAAATGGTGCGTTTCATGTCGCGCACCGCCCGCTGTCCCATACGCGTCTGGAGCCACACGGCCGTCTGCTTTGACTGGGGATTCTTAAAGACCGTCCAGAAGTCCTTCTCCCAGGCCTCGAGCCAATCTGCTGCATAGCGGTCGGTCGTCGTGGACAACCATGGTCGCGCTGGAGTATTGGTTCGTGTTCCGAACTCATGCCAGAGCCCGAGCTTCAGTGCCCGCATAGGAGTCCCCTCGGGGAGCCCAATCTCGAGGCTTCGAGGGTCGCGCAAGGTGTTCATCAGACGCAGCATGTTCTTCATGCCGAGGTCTTTGTCCATGAAATGGCCTGTTACCTTCATTTTCATGGTTGACACTCTCTGAATTGTGTATATTCTCTAGGAATGGACCAGCGGCAGGTGTCCATAACAACAGCCGTGTAGTTTCTCTCAAAAACGCACAGACCCTCGGTACCTCGGTATCGGGGGTTTTGTGTTTTACCACTCGTTGTTTTCACCCAGCAAGGCCGGGTTCGGATTGCACATGTCCGCCTGACGGAATCCCGTATTGAACATGCGACGGCCCGGGAGCCGCTTGCCGAGTCGTTCCAGTTCGGTTCCCCACGGCGTGAGGCGTAATGCGTTTGATTCCCAGTCTTTGGGGGTCGCGTACTGAATAGTGACTCGTCCTGCGATCTCCATCGTCACCGGACCCGCTGCTCCACCGCCAGAAGCGGCCGCCTGTACTGTGTACAGTGAGATCAGGTGTGCAGTGAGATTGGCAACAGCAAGGGTGTACAGGCTGCCCCAGACACAAGGATCGAGCTGTGCGACTGCCAGTGCGATGTACTGATTGATCTGGTCGTCGGTGAGTCCCGTTACCAGATTCGCCGCGATTAGCTTGACTGTGTCTAGTGCGCCCATATTACTTGTCCGATACGAGAGAGACTGTTCGTTTCATCATTTCGAGAGCGGCTGGGTCGAGCATCTCGGCCTCTTTCTTCGAGATCGTGATCTGTCCCGGAGTGTCGCGTACGGCCGAAGGGATCTTAACATGGCCCATCACCTTATTCACTCGACGCTCGCGCTCCACTGGCATGTACTGTCCATCCAGATTCACCAGCATGGTCGTGGCGTTCTCCTGAACGTTCTGACGCTTGTATGGAATCGAGACTTCACCCTGGCTTGTGTTGATCAATGTTGGCATCCTGGCACCTTTGGTTGGCCCTACACGGGCATGTGAAATAGTAGCCGACTCAGGACTCGAACCTGAAACCGTCGGATTATCAGTCCGATGCTCTACCAATTGAGCTAGTCGTCTTCACACTTGTTGATAAGTGTGTACGTTTTGTTACACGCTTGGCGAGAACACAACGAGATTGTAGAGCGGATACCACATGCGGATACCACCATGTGACATGTAGCAAGGCACATGCATCTGGAAGCCCTGCGTCTCCGCAGGAAGCATCTGGAACGCTTCAGGGATCACGTTAGCGATCGCATCCGCATCGTTGCGCTTGAAGAACAACAGAACGTCGGTTCCACCTTCGCCTGCTCCACGGAGATGTGGAACGCTCATGACCTGATCGATGTGTCCGTTCAATCGAAGGAACGCCTGCTCGATCGTCTCCTGATTACCAGAAGCGAGCGACAAGTACGTCGAACGGATGTACTCACGCTGGCGAGTAGGCAACGCGAGAGTGTCTGGCGAGAAGACTTCGTCAGTATTGAGGAACTGGAGCTGCGCCAGTCGTACCAATTCTGCGAGGATGTCCTCAGGCGTACTGGAGTCATCAATCGTGATGGTCGAAGCGGTCTTGGAAACGTATGGGTACGTGATCACGCCGTAGACGTCATCTGCAACCGATCCGGTCCACGACTTCGCGTCAACGAACTCCATCATCGATCGACGAGCCGCACGTTCAAACGTTGCCCGGATGTTGGTCCCGGCGTAGTTGGAAGCCTTCAGCTCGAACATGTCGAGAGAGAAGCCGTTGATGATGTGACGCACTGGACGAATCTCTTCGTTGCGAGTCATGCTCATCGAAGGCATGGAGTACGATTCACCGCGATGGTACTTGGCCGAGCCGGTCATGTCTTCCGACGTGATACGGTAGGTCAAGGCTCCAGCAGGCACCGAGCCGTCCACAGGGAACATCTCAAGCGCCTTAAGGGCGGTGTATTTCTGCTCAATCACACGCTGATAGGTGAACTCGAGCTCGCGCGCCAGATGGACACCATGGCCAGGGGCCAGGGCATCCAGACGCTGTTTGTTGATCTCGAAGATGGCCTCAGCCCGCTCTCGACCTTGCGAGGTGTTGAGCAGGATGCGTACGGCACTGTCTCCGACCTTGTATTTACCCGTCGCCTGCGAGAGCGAATCGAGATACATAGGGATGTTAGACATTATAGACCTCGCTTGATTTCGATGACGTTTGGAGCAAACCACTTCAGCGAGCCGTCAGTGACCTCAAGTCGCGTAGTGCCTACGTTGTCTGCTGTGAAGAATTGACCCGCTTCGTCTGCATCGGTACCGATCCACACGTCGCTTGCCTTGGTGGCCTGAGCTGCCTGCGTACCTTCAACGAAGATGCGACCCGTGAGTAGGACGCGAGCAGTGGTGCCCTGTCGATACCCGAGAACGGAGGCGTCGCCTACAGTGTTCGAGCTCTCGTCGTACGTGAAGATCGAGATACCTACGACATCTGCCAATGCAGAAGCGCCATCTGGAAGCTCAACCTCATCGCCGTTAGCAACTACGGCACGACCAAATGGCAGTGGGCTCGTGCTTGCTGCAGTGGCGACAGCAGTGAGCAGCGCATCGGCCGGTTCAACGTCCAGAGGAATGGAATTGTACCGAGCGGTGATGGTCAGCTCAGTCGCAGTAGCTACGGCAGTGGCCTGCCCAAAAGCGACTGGATTGGCGTCGAAAGCTGCTTTCAGACCCGCGTGGATCTCAGTTTCAGTGGCAGTGCCATCCGAAGTATACGAGATCAGTTCGTCGCCGAAGTAGAACGCATACTCAGTCAAGTTGGCAGCTGCTCCGGCGAGGTCAACGACCACGGAAGCTGCGGTGTGGGAAGCGCCAAACTCATACGCCTCCTCGTGGTACAAGCGGTGGTCGGCGTCGTAAAGCTGACCGTTTCGTCCCGCTCTCAAAGTTCGCCGTACGCTTAGTTGCGATACAGTCATAGGGTTTCTCCTTATCGTTTGTTGTCGTATGCGGCGAACAAGTCATCATTCGCGGTGTCCTGCGTAGGACGGTTGAAGGTGCTGTCAGCACGCTTGAATGCGTCAGCCAGTGCCTGAGGATGCGACGGTGATGGGAGCAATTTCTCCACAGCCTCGAACGCAGCGTCGATGCGCTCCACAGAGTCCACTCGGAAGTCAGCGCCAAACTTGCCCAGTACGACCTGCTTCTTAATGTCAGCAGTAGTGGTGTTCACTTCGTACTTGACACCGAGGCGGGTAGCGACCTCTTCGACTCCTCGACGCTCGTTGTAGAGCTTCACGAAGTTGGCGGAGTCGGTACGTTCGTCCTTCTCTTTGTCCTCTGGAGGCATTGCGTCTTTTTTATCTTTCTTCGCGTCCTCGGCTGCCTTCTCGTAGGCGTCGACCTTGGCCTGGGCCGCGTCCAGCTTCTTCTGCATAGCATCGAGCTTCTGCTCCAGATCCTCAACGGCGTCGTTCTTTTCGTTTTCCATCGTATCCTCGGTGGTGGTGGCGTGGCCCATAGAATCGAGCCGAATGGATGAAGTAGCGCCGCCTCGACCTGCCTTGGTTACGGCTAGATGGTTCCCGCTGCGCGCTGTCTGCATGAAATGGTATTCGGTCACGCCCTCAGGGGCGCGGGCCAGTGTTGCGTCGTATCCCGGAGATACTTCGCGGATGTTGTCGTTCAGTACTTTGTCAATGAGCTCTTTGTCTGTGATGATGGCGCTGGCCACACACAGTGCGTGCGGTACGTCGTGAGTCTCTGGTGTTTCCACCCATGCACGCTGAACCACACCACGCGCTAGAAGCCGCCACGTAGCAGCGTCAACCTTCCCATGCGCAGGGTGCTCATCTGTGATCGGCTTCCCGACCAGTGTGATCGCGAGAGTAGTCAGGGCCTCTTCAGTCACCAGCTCGAACCGCTTGCCGCCAGGGACATTCGGGTCGGCGTATTCGTAGACCTTAGCTTCCGCCACGACAATACGATCAGCCTCGAGGTAGCCCTCAGGCGTCAGACGCCATGTGGCTTTAACAGCCGCATCAATACGCCAGAATGGGGCGTCGCAGTCTTCTGTGTCCACGAAGTCTTCGCTGTCGGCTCGCTTGTCAGATTCACGCTGCTTGGCGTTCTCCTGAATGGTGCCGTACTTCAGGTTGCTAGCCTTGTTGTTTTTACGGTTGCCGTCTTTGTGGAGTACGTGGCCGGAGCCTTGAAGAAATGCTTTCGCCACCAGTTTGTGAATGTATACTTCTTTGAAACCGTTCTTTGACGCGCCTTTGTCTGCGAGATTGACCCGCTGATAGCCGTCTTTGTCGTCGCGAGGCTTGACCTTTGACTTTGTCCCGCCTTTGAACGACCACACAGTCCCACTGGAATCAATGCCGTAGTCGTCGTACGGAGCCTTCAGTCGTTTGATGGTCATGGTTCCTCTCGTACGGGACGCATCCCGCATTTACAGTTTGGCAGCACGCCCGGCTCGTCACCAACCTGTCCGAAGTAGAAGAACTTCCCAACGCGGTTGAGGTGTTCGTCTCGAGGCGAAGCCGAGGTCGTACGGAGCCAGATGTAGCCAATATAGTTGTCCGTCGCGGCCTGTTTAACGGCTGCTCGGTGATATAGGTGGCCGGATTGATCGCGAGAGTAGAAGGCTGCCCTGTTGGCGCTTTTCTTCGCCTGGTTTCCGAACTTCGTCTCGCCTGCATGGAATGCTTTCGTGTAGTCGGTGACCTGCTTTCGTAGCATCGCCTCTATCATGAGCTGCTGTCGAAGGACGTCTACCTGCTGTCCGATGGTCGTCGCACGTTGGGCGCTGCGCCACGCAATAGGCACCCACGCGTAGAAGAGCTCCACGATGCGCGTAGCGAGCTCCGTGTGCCTGAAGGTAGTGAGAACCGCCTCCATGGCCTCGCGTGCCAGGCGCTCGTAATGAACCCCGTTGAGTGCCCTTTTAGCGGCCGCCTTGAGCTGACGGTCGAGTGCCTTCGACATCCTCACGAGTTCCAGATTGTACTGGCGCTCTAAGTGATGAGGGAAGTCGAAGTCTTCTGCGTCATTCCTCAAACTCAGGGAGTCCGTCGTCGCCTTCGTCGCCGCCCTGTTCAAGATCACCGCCTGCATTTGGATCGGCGTCATCTTCGTCAGGATTGAACACATCAGCGTCTCCGAGTTCGTCGAGGTCCGGGTCGAGTGTGATGATCACACCTTCACGCACCAGGTGCTCACGGAACTCCTGAGGAACAGCCGCTCCCATCCGAGTGTATACCTCACGCGTTTCGGCGCGAAGTTTCTGGATGGTGGCCTCTTCCATGGCGGTGGCTTCGTCGAGCGCAGCCCATACGATCTTAACAGGACGACCCTCATTCAGGATACGGTAGTATCGCTCGAGCGCAGGGCCGATGTCTCGGGTTTGGATGTTCTTATTCTGCTTGCGCCAGTTCGCACGGCCGCTCTCGTCGTCTGTTGCCAGACCGCTGGGAGCTGCCCCGAAGAGCTGGGTCATCGACATACGTGCCGACTTTGCAACCGAGTGAGCCAGACGGTCCCAGATGGTGTCCAGGCCGTTGACCGACGTAAAGGATCGATCGTATGACTCGCCTGCCTGCTTATCGAGCACCACAGCGCGGACCATGGAGATCGTGCGCTGAATGAGCTGAAGCCGTTGAAGGATCTTCTCACGACCGTCGACCGACTCAAGGATCTCTCCCAGATTGTCAATCGAGTACGTGGCGATCTCAAACCGCTGTACGATGTTCCCCATCGACAGTTCGACCTGCTCGAAGTTCCGAATGCGGTCCCATGCGGCCTGAAGGACGCTGTCATCCCACTCGTCGTTGACGTAGCGAAGATACTTAGGAAGCCGCTGTCCTCGGAAGAGCAACAGGTACGAGGTGTGGACTCGAAAGAGCCCCAGCCCCCCTGTGAGAGCTCCGCCTCGGGGCGAAACCTGATACACGGTAGGCTGCCCGAAGCCCGGAGTACGGTAGTCGTAATTCCGCTCAACAGGCTGAAGTTCTGTGCGATCAAGGACCAGTAGGTTCTGGATCTTGTATTTCTTCGAGAGATCGAGAGGCTTTGAGTAGTCCTCTACGCCCTCCAATACCAGCATGACGCCTGCGCCGCCCAGTAGACGCGCCTCTTTGAGAGCCTCTGTAATGGCTGCACGGATGTCGAGCTCTTCGGGCTCTTCGATCTCTTCGTTGGATTCGTCGTCGCGGGCGATATACCCTTGACGCATTGCGTCATCTACAATCTCATCCACAATACGCTGGGCGAGGTCGCTGGTAGCGTAGAGGGTCATCAGCCCCTCGAGGTCGAGGCGGCGATTCATTGTAGGACGCCCGTAGGTGGCGTTGTCTTCCTGCGTTCCCAGGCCTGTAACCGCATTCTGGATCGAGTCCAGTCGGGGGGATGCGTCCACAACGGTGGAGAGGAACCCAAAGGCTTTTGAAAGTAGGGACATAAAACACCATCAGCGGAATAGGGTAGTGAGTGCGTCGATGGCGTTCGTGAGCTTCTGCCTGCCGCCTCGGCGTTGATCCACGTAGAGAACAGCCTGTGACAGGGCATCTACACGGTCATCGTGCTTACGATAGGGGAAGCCAGTGAGCTCTTCCTCGAACTTTTCAATCCAAGGGGCCACGGCAGGTGTCGGGTGAAGAATGGAGCCAGACTGATAACGGTCGGCTGCTCCCTGTGCACGTGACACTTTGTTGCCGTACTTCGAGGGATCGAACGCTACAACGCGAGGGATCTCTGTACGCAGTTCAGCAATAAGTGCGGGCCCGTTCGCCTTGTCCTCAATGAGAATCGTGGCGTTTGGGTATCGCTCGTGGAGGCTCTTCAATCGGCGCTTCAGTTTCGGATAGTCCATTCTGTCTACATCTTCGTCGATGAGGAACAGAAGGCCTCCAATGCGCGCCAGAACCAGCATTGCACAGAAGTCGCTTGTGGCGGTATCCTTGAAGCTGGCATCAACGGAGATGATGAGATACTCCGCCTTCTCGACCATGGCCTCAGGCGTTCCCGCGTATGTGATGAAGGATTCAGTAGCGAAGAGGCCGCCAGACTTCGGTACGGGGTTGCCCTGCTCGAGAGCTTCCACGCCGTAGGGGTTCTTCGCTCGGCGCGCAAGAAATGCCTCACGCTCCCGCTCCTGTACTTCTTCGACCGTGATCTCAACCGCCTTACGCTCCAGAATACCTGAGAGCTTAGGGACAGGAGAGCCCGGGAAGTACTCCCATGGAGCCAATGCAAACGGACTCAGCAGCATCTCCCCTTCGTTCGTGCGAAGATCGTAGGGGCCAGGAGCACCTTCGAGCATCTTAGGGAGGTGTAGAACCGTCCACTGCTCGGAGCTATCCCCTGAGAGGATGCGACCAATGATGTCGTCGAAGTGCCACCGCGTCGCCATAACGAGCGTAGATGCGGGATAATGCCGACGAGTAAGAATGTCATCCAGGAACCACTGCCACTGCTTATCCCGTTGGGTAGCAGACTCAGCCTGTTCGCGGTTGTTGATGTAATCGTCGACGATCAGATAGTCGGCACCACGACCTGCGATGTTGTTCCCGGTACCAACGGCATTATAGGTGCCGCCCTGCTGGAACGTCCAAACCTTATCTGTGTCTTTGATGGAATGATCGAACGCGTCGCCGAAGAGCTCAATGTGCTCGGGGGAGCGCATGATCTTCTTCACGTCGCGTGAGTTTGCCTCGGCCAGCTCCTGAGTAGCGGCTGCTCCAATAACGAGCTTCGAGGGATCACGACCCAGAATGTGGGCCGGAAGGTGTCGGGATGCAAGGTCCGTTTTGCCGTGTCGAGGCGGTAGGACGATGATCAGGTTCCGAATTTCGTGCTGTACCCACAGGTCCAGTACGTCAGCAACACGCTTGTGGTACCAGAATGGGCGATATTTCGGAGACACATAGGTGGTATACGAGAGCAGCGATCGTCGCGCTAATTTCTTACGCGCTTCTTGTTTGAAGTGCTCTTGTAGGTCCATATGTGTCTCTTAGTCTAGATGGCAGGACTCGAACCTGCGACTTCCCGGGTCCAGACCGGGCTCGCTGCCAACTGCGTTACACCTAGATGGGAAACATGGAGTCGGTGAGAATCGAACTCACCACAGTAAAGGTGCAAACCTCACTCGCCGCCCTTGGGACATGCGACCCCGTTTTAGAACCCAAACACTACAGGCTCTTCAGCCAGTGCTCGGAGTTCATCTTCACTCAAGGCATCAAGTGCCTTCGAGAGTTTCTGCATTGCTCGGGCGGTACTGGAATCGTTCTCGACCATGAAGTCGGGGTCACGAGTCTCAATGTACCACTTCGAGAGATTGGCAGCCTGGTTCAGTACACTGGAAGGGCAGTCGGGCTCGAGGGCACGGTCGAGGACGCTTTCGACGACCCTCCGTGCCTTCCCTAATATGCGCGCGTTGTGGAGTTTGGCAGCTTGTGCTTCTGCCTCCGGCCACCAGGCGCTCTGCTCCCAGGAGCGAACGATGTGCTCATCAACACCGACCCGCGCCCCCGCACGTTCCCGTCCCTCTCCGAGACGGCGTGCGAGAGCTACCTTGATATGCTCTTCTGTAATTTCAGGCATAAGGTGGTCGGTGTTGGCGAAAGATAACCGCCGCGTACTTGCGCAGGGGCGACGGTCGTATGTGCTGTGAGAAGCTCAGTACGCAGTAGCAGGGGAGACGACACCCGAACGGGTGCTTGCATGTCCAAGTCAGTTCGCGAGACTGAATCCCCTAGTAGCGGAGACGGGAATCGAACCCGTGACTTCAGGTTATGAGCCTGACGAGATACCTTTTCTCTACTCCGCATCATGCAGCGCGACCGGGTTCTCCCAATCCTAAACGCCGCAAATGGGTAGAGGGTGAGCCACACATCACGGGAGGCGCGTGTGTCAGCTTCAAACCCTCTACATATAGGATGTGTAAACGTCCGGGTATACTGCCAGCCGAAGGCGCTAAGATACTGCACAAGGCGTCCCTGGGCGTCCTCGGGCGCTGCCGCATACGCCCCAAGGCGAGGATCTATGCGGGTGTGCACCCCGCGTCCGGGTTCTGTGAGCTCTGTGCTTTTTAGGCACAACGTAACGAATTCAAGTACTTAGCTCAAAAAAGTCCGGGTTCTGTGAGCTCTGTGACTTTTAGAAAAAAATGAGCTCACAAGGTTTCGACTAGATTCTATGCGCCTCTCAGACCCTCTGTGAGCTTGTGAGCTCTTTTTTTGAATTTAATATAGAGAAAAAAAATATAAAAAAAATATCCTATAGCAAATCTGGAAAAATGAGCTCACGTGCACAAGGAGCACCCCGAACCTCAAAAAACCGCGAATTCATTGAACCTCGGCCCGTGCGCTCCTGTGAGCTCCTTAAAAACGCCCAGCTCACACAGCTCACAGACCCGCCGAAGGCGCAGTGCCACCCTTGCCTGCCGAAGGCGCAGGTACCTCGGGCCCGGTTCCGGTGGTTCTCCCGCCTACGGTGTGACGGTTAAAAGGCCCCTCAGACGAGCTCAGAGGCCTCTGTGGTCCATTCTGTTGCTTCGTACGGGTTAAGAGAAGGGGACAGGCGCTTCCGTGGCGTACAGGGCCTTCTAGAAAAAGCACAAAAAAACGCACAAAGAGTCTTGACAGACCTCGCGGGAAACCGTAGGGTACCTCTCACACCGACAGATTACCTGTCACAACGGAGGTTCCCATGGAAAGCGAAGAGATGAAGCACCTGATGTACACGGTAGAGGCTAGCCACGCAATGGTGGTCGCCATCTTCGGGGAGGACACCCCTGACGCGGCCACCCTCGCGGCGATGAATATCGCTGTAGCTATCGAGCTTATGGCTCAGGACGTAAACCTCTACAGGCTCCTCGCAGAACGGGCCCTGTCACGCACACCAGTACCAGAAGGCGAAGTATGACACACATCGTCTATCGGCAGTTCGGACAGGGCCCGTGGTGGCATCGCGTATGGGTAGGAGTAGCTCGGCTCATCGTCGGGAACAACTTCGTCACGGTGATTCCCGATCTCAGCTCCAACGGAGTAGGCTACGCCTACGGGAAGGCACCCACAATCAGCACTGAGGTCACCTACCATGAGGAACAGCACGTCGCCCAGTGGATGCGCATGGGAATCCTCAAGTACTTCTTGAAGTATCTGTCGCCTAAGGGACGCATGGAGCTTGAGCTCGAGGCGTACGCCGCCCAGTATGTTCTCGAGTCGTACCTCGCGCATGGATGGAACCAGGAGCTCACTGCTAACCTCGCTACAGTGCGCCTCAAGGAAGCAATGCGCTACTACGCCAGGATCTACCACATGGACACTCCGACCCCGGTTCAGGTCACAGACGCGGTGCTCCAGGAAATGCGCAAACCAATTTACGGATGGACTTGACGGGAGCCCGAAGCTCACATAGAGTCCTCGAACCTTAAGAGAGAGAGAAACACATGATTCTGAACTTCCACATTGCATCGCTTCTTATTCAGGAGGCCCATGAGGCCCTCACAGGCACAGATGCCCTCAACAAGCTTGGCTTCGAGCTCGACTGGGATGAGGAGCGCGTGTGGCCCCGATTCGCGTTGATTATGCGTGAAGAACTCCTACAGGCCAGCTTCCGCCAGTGGGAGCGCAACCCGGACCTCGACGGAGGAGACGAGCTCACGCTCGCGTTCCTGGGGGTCTTCCACCCGAAGTCGCCCGGAGGCTCCGTTGTGGACGCAGGAATTCATGTGTACGTGGAGCGGGAGGAGTACTACGCAGCTCTCCACGCCGAGTGCGAGGCCGAAGAGCGCCGATGGAGCACAACATGAACTACAAAATGAACACAACTGATCCTCGGTTCATCTTCGCTGCCCTCGTGAAGGGACATATCGACCCGTCTGAAGTCTCGTCGGAGTTCGATCTCCTGGTGGCCTCTCAAACCCGTATGGGCTACCTGAAGGCCGATCGCACAGGACGCCTGGCGTTCACCGGAGGACTCTCGCCACACCGGGATGGTAGGGCTCGGGTCTGGTACATGTTCCAACGGGCCCTAGATGTTGCATCGGATAATGCGGAAGAATGTTGTTGACAGGACCAACGGGGTCCATTAGAATACACGGAACAGGAGGCAATTATGCAAGACAGTACTACAGTGATCAACTTCGACAACAAGACCATCCACTATCGCCCGGGTCCGCAGGGGATGGGGCTCATGGACATCCGGTTCATCTTCATGCTCGAGGAGGAGCTCGGATGGTTCCCCGCCGGAGCAGCGGCCCTTGGGCGCACGATCAGCGAGCACCCAGTGGAGCCCTGGGACGTCATGGGGAAACTCCGAGACACGGTCGAAACGTACGCGGCGGTCGGAGCCGCTGAGGCCACAGACGACATGCTTCAGGAGGTGCTCCCCTACGCCACAGACGTGCAGGATAGTATCGTCCGGGAGGCTCTTCAGCGCGGCCTGAACGACCCGGACGCTCTGATCCACAACGGGCCTGTCGAACGACTCAGAGCGGCGACCAAGGTATGGGCGGCACTCAGGGCGAACTCGACCGGGGTGGTGGTTCTGTAGGCACGGAAAGTGCATATAGTACCGTCCGGGTACCTCCCAA